TCACCCCCTCCTCTCAACGAACCAGCGCCCAAGGTCCCGGCTGCCATAGTCCGCGTTGTGTTCAAAGTATAGGTAGGTTTCCTTCCCGGATACCATGATGGTGTACCTGTCGCCCTGGCCGCCTGCCCTTTCCGCATGGGCGGGCCGGACAGCCTTGACCCTGTCGATTTCGTATTTCTCCCCGTCCTCCCATATGAGGGAGCGCGGGTACATGTGGCCGTCCGCGTCGAAATCGACGGTCACATCCACGTACACCTTCAAAGATCGTGCCTGCATCGCCATGTCCTCCTGAAAAAGGGTATAGGAAATAAAGCCGGATGGATGCCGGTTCTTAAAGTTATGTTTTAATCGGGGCTTGGGGTTAGAATTGTCCGTCTCGCCGCAGCTCATCCAGCATCGCGGCTTCCTGCTTGGTCGGGTAATGGCGCTTGTTCATCTTGCCGAGAACGCGGCCCACGATGTGGATATTGTCGCCGGGGAGGAATTTCCGGAAGGGATACTCCTTGGCGTTGTGGGAATAGACGCCGTTCTCCCGATACTCCTTGACGAAGCCCTCGCCGTTAATGACGATGATCCCGATCTCGCCGGGCTCCAGGGTATCGGTATGCTCGATCAGCAGATCATCCCCGGCATAGAAGGTCGGCTCCATACTGTTACCAGTGACGGTGATGATCTCGTCGGCGCGCTCGCTGACGGCATCGCGGCGGACGAATTCCGGCTCGCCATCGGCCTCGTCCCCCAGGTAGTTGAGGGAACCGGCAGCGGCCATGTTCTCGTTGTGGAAGATGGTGAGGAATTCCGCCTTGCAGCGCTCCCGCAATTCATCATCCTCCATGGCCAGCAGGGAATCGGTGAGATTATCGACGGTCAGGCGATCCCTGGCGTTGAGCTCCGCATAGGAGCGCATGTGCTTCTGCTCGTCATAGCTCAGCTCGCCAATGCTCCCCGGTACGCCGAAGAATTGGGAGATGGTAATCTGGAGCGCCTCGCAAAGCTCCGGAATGATATTCATGTCGGGGCGGGTGCGGCCAACCTCCCAATTGCTCACATAATTCTTGCTCGTATGGATCATGTCGGCCAGCTGGGGCTGCGACAGGCCGAGCCTGATCCTGTTGGCCCGAATCACCTCGCCATAGGTCGAGCGGTTGAACTCCGCCGTGGCCTCGGCCTTGGTCTTCGGGAAGCTGATGAGCTTCTTATCATCGGTAGTCGCCATGTGAACGCCTCCATTCTTGAATACGCCTGTATTATAGCATTAAAAATTAAGGCTGTAAATACCCTTTGAGGCCACCGAACACGATTTTACATCCTGTTCGGGTACAAATATCCAGCCGATTTTCGCGCAATATTAATTTCTTCCACCGAACGTCTGTGCTGGACGTCGATTTGCAAGTCTTAAATTTTAATGCTATAATACGTCTCACCGACAAACAAAGCATCCATATCCCTGCGAAAGGAGCGTGCTATCATGGCGCGGGTCATCCTGCATTCCGATCTTAATTGTTTTTACGCCTCGGCGGAGATCAACGAGAATCCGGCGCTGCGCGGGAAGAAGGTCGCGGTATGCGGCAGCACCGAGAACCGGCACGGGATCGTGTTGACGGCCTCCTACCCTGCCAAGCGGGCGGGCGTCAGGACCGGCATGGCGAACTGGGAAGCTGAACAGGCCTGCCCGGGCCTCATCATGGTGCCGCCCCATTATGATCTCTACCTTAAATACTCCCGCCTTGTGCGTCGCATTTATCGGCGCTACTGCAACGACATCGAGCCGTTCGGGATGGACGAGAATTGGCTGTCCATCGATGGGATCAGCAACCCGGCGACGGATGGGCTGGAAATCGCCGAGGAAATCCGGCAGGCCGTGAAGGACGAGATCGGGCTTACGGTGAGCATCGGGGTGTCGTTCAACAAGATATTCGCCAAGCTGGGCTCGGACATGAAGAAGCCGGATGCCGTGACGGTGATCACGAAGGAGAACTTCCGGGATAAGGTGTGGCCGCTGCCCGCTTCCGATTTATTATATGTGGGCCGGGCCACGACGCGGAAGCTGGCGAAGTACAACGTGCACACCATTGGCGAGCTGGCCATGTGCACGCCGGACATGATGCATTCCAGCTTTGGCAAGAATGGCCTCATGCTCTGGGCATTCGCCAACGGCCTGGATTGCTCGCCGGTTATGCCCGCCGACTACACGGTGCCGGTCAAGAGCGTCGGCCATGGCACAACCTGTGTCCGGGATTTGGAGAGCAATTACGAGGTGTGGCAGGTGATGTATGAATTGGCCCAGGACGTGGGCCATCGGCTGCGGGAATATCGCCTCATGGCGAATGGCGTCCAGATTACCGTCCGGGATACCGACCTCGGCTGGCAGCAATTCCAGTGCCCGCTCCGCTATTCGACGCAAAGCCCGCTGGAAATTGCGCAGGCGGCCTTCGCCCTGTTCGTGGAGAAATACTGTTGGCCGAAGCCGGTGCGGGCATTGACCGTGCGCGGGATCAAGATGAGCGACGCCAACGCGCCGGTGCAGGTGGATATGTTCAATGACTACCAGGCCAGGGAGCGCCGGAGGAGCCTGGATGATGCCATAGACGAGATACGGCGGCGCTGGGGCTATACCGCCATCCGGCCCGCCTCCCTCATGGGGCATATGCTGCTGGCAACGGACAAGTGCGAAACCGTGCCGATGCCCGGCCTCATGTACAGATAAGCTGCTTCCCCTGGCCGCCATGCCGGGCGTGGTCGCCGGGGCTATAGATACCCGGATACAGATGCAAACGATTGGAGGAAGAGAATGGAAGGGATCAAGGCGAACGAGATGTTCTGGACGCACTGCTGCCATTGCGGATTTAAGATCAGCAAATCCGCGCCGGGGACGAAATCGCTGCTCAGCTGCCCGAGGTGCGGCTCCGAGCTGGAGGTTTCGGTGGACGGGCGGGCCGTCAAGGTAACTGTCCTTAAAATGAAGGAACCGCGCGCGGCTGTCATGGCCCGCTAATCATATCATCATCCGCAGGCGGCGGAGGGCGCTGGATTTGGCTGCGAATCATCAAGAGCGCGATGCCGCACTGTAAGATTTGTCGACGTAATGGAGCCAGGATACGCTGGCAGGATTCCGGCAAATAGGTTCCCCTCGATCACGGGAGAGGTCTATCCTCCCCTGGATCGACGGGCCTATTTGCCGGTTTTTTGTTCACACGTTAGCGTGTAAAAGTACCAATTAGGCTGGTAGTTATCCCGATATTCTACGCACAGAGCCGAGGGAAAGGAGGTGAGGGCCGTGACGGCAATTGAACGCCGACAGGAGATCATGCGGATACTGGTCGCGCGCCGAAGCGAAACGGCTTCTCACCTCGCCCGGGAGCTGGACGTGTGCGTCAATACGATTCGCAACGACATTCTGGTCCTTACTGCAGAGTTCCCCCTGGAAACTATGCCGGGGCGATATGGCTGCATCCGGGTTCCGGAATGGTATCACCCCCACCGCAACATGCTGTCCCAGCAACAGCAGACCGTCCTTTCCCAGCTGATGGAATCGGCCAATGAGCAGCAGCGCGAAGTCCTGCGGCAAATGCTCGTGGAATACGGCTCTCCGAAGGCGAGGCAAACCATGAATGGAGGTATCAATGCAGGATGAGATGATTTCGCTGCCGATCCGGGCAGCACCTTACGAGCACCAGCGCCGGGCGGCAGCCTTCGCGCTGGATCGGCTGGATCAGGGCGGCGGTGCCGCGCTGCTCATGGAAATGGGAACCGGCAAGACGCTGACATCCATCGGCATCGTCGGCAGGCTGCGCATAGCGGGCCTGATCTCCCGGCTGTTGATCGTCGCTCCGCTCTCGATTCTGGGCGTGTGGCGGGATGAATTCGACCGGTTCGCCGGATACGACTACAGCCTGGTCGTACTGGAAGGCACGGCGGCGAAGAAGGCCGACACCATCCGGCATATGCGCGGGAAGACGCTGCAGGTATTGGTGATCAACTACGAAAGCGCCTGGCGCTTGGAGAAGGAGCTTGCCGCATGGCGGCCCGACATGATCGTCTGCGATGAGGGCCATAAGATCAAGACCCACAACATCGCGGCGAGTAAGGCCATGCACCGACTGGCGGCGCGGGCGAAATACCGCCTGCTGCTGACCGGCACGATCATCACGAACAAGCCGGTGGACGTATTCAGCCAGTATAAATTCGCTGATCCGAAGGTCTACGGGAACAGCTTCTATCAATTCCGGAACCGCTACTTCGACATGGTGGGCTTCGGGGGCTATACACCGGTGATGAAGCGATCCATGGAGGGCGAATTTACGGAGCGCCTGCACAGCATCGCATTCCGGGCAACCAAAGCCGAATGTCTCGACCTTCCGGAATTTACCGATATTGTGCAGCGGGTCGATCTCGAACCCCAGGCTATGCGGATATACCGGAATCTCGTCCGGGATTGCTACGCGGAGCTGGCCGAAGGAACCGTGACCGTTACCAACGTGCTGTCCCAGCTGCTTCGCCTGTCGCAGCTGACGGGCGGATTCATTGGAGGGGATGATAATGAGGGCGTGGCACAAGTCTCGGCGGCGAAGATGGAGGCGCTGGGCGACCTGGTTGATAGCGCGGTGGCGGATGGCCGGAAAATCGTCGTGATTGCCCGGTTCGTGCCGGAGATTCACGCCATCGGCAAAATGCTCGACAAGAAGAAAATCCGGTTCTCCCAGGTATCCGGGGAGATCAAAAACCGGGACGAGCAAATCCAGGCCTTCCAGAATGATCCGGACGTGCCGGTATTTATCGGGCAGATTGCCACGGCGGGCCTGGGGATTACGCTGACGGCGGCCTCGCTCATGGTCTTCTACTCGCTGGACTATTCCATGTCGAACTACGAGCAAACCCGCGCCCGGATTCATCGCGTGGGCCAGAAGAACGAATGCACATACATCCATCTGGTCGCCCGAGGGACGGTGGATGAAAAGATCATGAAGGCGCTTCGGGACAAGGCTAACCTGGCGAAAGCCCTGGTGGATGAATACCGGGCCGGAGCCAATCCCTTCAACTGACACTCAGGAGGTGTGAATGGACGGAACGATCCTGGAATGGGCCGACAAGCTGAAAGCCCTGCGTGACCGCAAGGCGGAGCTGGAGGCCGAGATGAAGGATGTCAACGCGGAGATCGACAATGCCGACTGGCACCTGTCGAATCTGATGGCGGAATCCGAAACGCAGAACTTTACCCATGCGGGAACGACGTTCTGCCTGGTAACCAAGACGCGGGCCAGCGCCAAGGCTGGCCGGAAGGACGAACTGTTCGAGGCGCTGCGGGGCGAGGGCTATGGCGACATGATTACGGAAACGATCAACGCCAACAACCTCTCCGCCTTCGTGAAGGAGCAGATTGCGGAAAACGGGGACGCGCTCCCGGAATGGCTGGACGGCCTGGTGAGCGTGTTCGAGAAAACGAGTGTGGGCGTGCGGAAGGCCGCCCGATAAGAAAGGAGATCATCATGAGCAAGAACAACGAGATTGCCGTGGCGGAGAACTATACCGCCCTCAAAGATTTCAACTTGGCCGACGCCATCATGTCCGAGCTGAATGGCATGAGCATCACCTTCGACCACGTCGCCATCCCGGCAGCGGGCGGCCTGGCCTTCGAGCTGCCCGGCGAATTGCCCGGCGAGACTGACATGGCGAAGGAATTCACGGGCGTGATCCTGTTCCACCATCCCATGTTCATGTACTACCGCGAGGGCTACACGGGCGGTAGCAACCCTCCGGATTGCGGTTCCTATGACGGTATCTACGGCGTGGGCGATCCGGGCGGACGTTGCGACAAGTGCCCGCTCAACCAGTTTGGCAGCGATCCCAACGGCGGCAAGGCCTGCAAGAACAAGCGGCGGCTGTACATCCTCCGGGAGGGCGAGCTGATCCCGATTCTGCTGACGCTGCCCGTGGGCTCCATGCGGGAGTTCGGTAATTACATCAAGCGCCTGCTGGCAAAGGGCAAGCGGCCCAGCGGCGTCGTGACGCGGTTCTCCTTGAAGAAGGCGAACAACTCTGGCGGCATCGCGTACTCCCAGGCACAGTTTGCCGTGGCCCGCGTCCTCACGCCGGAGGAAATCCCCTATATCAGCGCGATGGCGGAGCAGGTCAAGGGCTTCGCGGCGGGCGTTGCCTACGATACCGAGGCGGAAGGTTCGCTCCCACAGCCCGGCAATGAGGAAGTCAATCCCTTTACCTGGGAGATCGTGAACGCCGAGCAGATGTGACAGACGATGCCGGAGGGCGGGCTGCCCGCCTTCCGGACCCAAGGAGGGCTTATGAATAACTACCGTTGCGAGACCGATCCCGAGCGAATTAAAGATTATGTTCAAAATGCTGCCGTGGTCGCCTTCGACTTTGAAACGTCGCCGCTGATCCAGTATCGGGATGATCCGCGCGCGAGCCTGGACGCCCATCGCTCCTGCATCGTCGGCGTAAGCCTTTCGGTGGCCGAGGGCAGCGCGATATATGTGCCGCTGGAGCATTTGGAGGGCGGCAACGCCGATCCTGCCCAGGTGTATCCGCTGCTTACCGAATTGGTATGGACGAATCCCGGCGTCATCAAGGTGGCGCATAACCTGGCTTTTGAATCCATGTTCCTGTATGCCCTGGGGATCATCGTGCAGCCTCCCTGCTATGACACCATCGCGGCGGCCCAGCTTACCCTCAAGGAGCAATTCACCTTTCGCAGCCTTTCGGATTGCGGCCTCAAGCGGCTGGTGCCGGAATTGCTCGGGGATCAGCTGCCGACCTTCGAGGATGTAACGGCGGGCCGGTTCTTTGATGAATTACCCTCCCATGATCCGGAAACAGTGCGCTATGCCTGCGCCGACTCGGATTATGCCCTCCGGCTCTATCATCGCTTCAACCGCTGGTTCATGGCACAGCTGCCTAAGCATCGCCGGATTGTTGAGGAGATCGAATCCCCCACGGCGGTGTATTGCGGCCTCATGAAGTACAACGGCCTGCTGGTGGACGAGGCGGCAATGATCCGGAAACAAGGGGAATGCGCGGCGAAGATCATTGATCTGCGGGACAAAATCCGGGAGATCATCGGGGACGTGGACATCGGAGCCAACGCCGGGACGCAAGCGTTCAAGGACTACCTTTTTAAGACGAAGGGCCTGCCGGTATTGAAGGTGACGGAGAAGAACGCGGAGGCCGCCGACGATCAGACGATGGTGATGCTGGCGGAATGGTGCGCGGATGCCAGGCCGGAGCTGGTGCCGCTGTTCGATCTGATACAGGAATACAGGAAGTGGTCAAAGCTAAAGACCACCTACCTGGACGGATACCTGCGGTTCATCAATTCGGCGACGGGCCGCATCCATCCGGATATGCTGCCGCTGGCGACGGAAACCGGGCGCTTCGCCGCACGGAATCCCAACCTTCAAAACATGCCTCGCAAGACCAATGATCCTGTGGGCATCCGCTCTTTTATCGTCGCGCCGGAGGGCCATGTGCTGGTGTCCTGCGATTTTTCCCAGATTGAGCTGCGGATTGGCGCTTTCTACTGCCGGGACGCGAAGATGCTGGAAACCTACCGCAGCGGCGGCGACATCCATGCGGCCACGACATCGGTCATCTTCGGGATTCCGTATGAGCAGGCCGTGGACAAGAACGTACCGGATTACAAGGAAAGACGCACGATTGCGAAAAACGTCAACTTCGGCGTGTTCTATGGTTTGTTTGCCAGAGGCTTGCAGCGAACACTGAAATTCAAGGCTGGCCTGGATCGGTCGCTGGACTATTGTGATGGAATCATCAGCAACTTGAAAAACGGTTATCCGAATCTTACGCGCTGGCAGGCGAAGGCGAAGGACGCCGGGACGAAGCATCTGTACACGCAAACCTTCCTGGGGCGTCGGCGCTATCTGCCGGGCATCCGCTCCCAGGATTGGGGCCGGAGATCGTTCGCGGAGCGGTGCGCGCTGAACACGCCCATCCAGGGGACGGCGGCGGACATTTTGAAACTGTCCCTCGGAAGGCTGATTGCCGGGCTCCCGGACAGGCCGTGGCTGCGCCCGCTGTTGCAAATTCACGACGAGCTGGTTTTTGAATTGCCGGAGGAACGGCTTGCCGAGGCGGTGGCGTTCATCCAGGAATGCATGGATGCCAAGCCCTTCCCGGAATTGGACGTGCCGCTGGTGGCCGAGGCGTCCTGGGGCTATGACTTTGGACACATGAATGAAATGGAGTGAATTACATGAATATGAAATGCTTTGCCATTCGAGATATCAAGCTGCCTTGGGGCAAGCGTGACTTTGATGAAAAGGCCCCTGCCCTCTTTGATGAATGCACTGCGCTGGAATGCGATTGCCCCGGCGCGCTGAATTGCCCCTTCTATAAGACGAAGGAGGCGCTTGAGGATCAGAAGCAGAAGGCGCTTGAGCGAATCAACAGCCTGCCGGAGTATCAGCAGCTGGGCATCGCCATCAAGTACTATGGCGGGCAAATGCCCTGGAAGGGTTTGGGGGTGGAGATTTAGCCATGTTCAGAAATCACGAGGGCTATTCCGATCCCACGGCGGGGCGCGCCTGCGCCAACATCGACAGGATGATCCGGAAGTCAAACACCAAGAGGAAAAATGAGACGAGTCAGGAGGCGGATGAGGCGGCGAAGAAGAAGCGCCGTCATCCGATCCGCCGCAGGAAGAATAATTGCAGACCGAAGATTGGAGTGATGAGATGGTGAGTTATCCCAAGGAATTGACGGGCTTGCGCCAGTGGATATGCTGGCGCTTGGAGCCCGATCCCAAGAGCGACAAACCCCGGAAGGTGCCCTATGATCCTCGAACTGGGCGAAGGGCATCCTCCACAAATCCGGATACCTGGGGAACGCTGGCGGAGGCAGAAGCTGCACGCGATAAATACATGTTTACCGGGCTGGGCTTCGTGTTCACCGATGGTTGCGGACTGGTGGGCGTGGACATCGATCATTGCCGGAATGAGGACGGCAGCTGGAACGAATGCGCCTCGGCCATCCTGAAAAAGTGGCCCTCCTATACCGAGGTGTCGCCATCCGGATCAGGGCTGCACATCTTCTTCCGGGGCAAGATGCCCGGCAAGGGCAATAAGAACAGTACCTCCGGCGTGGAGATGTATGCCGCCGCCCGGTATTTCACGATGACCGGGAATCATCTGGAAGGGACGCCGGACGCCATTGCGGACGGGGTCGAAGCGCTTCCCTGGATACATGAGACGTATATCGCCAAGAAGAAAAAGGCCAGAAAAGGCAACAAGCCCGCCATGCGCTCGGTGGTCCTGACCGACGAGCAGGTATTGGAGAAAGCCCAGGGATCGGTCAACGGCGACGATTTTACCGCGCTGTGGGAGGGCGAATGGCAGGGCAAATATGGCAGCCAGTCGGAGGCGGATTTGTCGCTGTGCTGCTCGCTGGCCTTCTGGACGGGAAAGAACAAGGAACAGATGGACAGGCTGTTCCGGCAGAGTAAGCTGTTTCGGGAAAAATGGGACAAGGTCCATCACGCGAGCGGAGCGACCTACGGCGAGGAAACCCTGGATCAGGCAATTCAGCGCACCGAGAACGTGTATACGCCGGGCGGGGATTTCGGAATCTATGAGACCAACGGGCACTATATCCGGGAACGCGGCGAGAACGTGTATCCCTTGACCAATTTCGTGGTTCATCCGCTGATGATGCTCGAAGGCGAGGATGAAACGCAGATGATCTGCGACCTGGTGACGGTGTACGGTGAAACCTTCCGAATGATGTTCATGACCTCGGATTTTGCCTCGACGCAGAAATTCAAGGCCGTGCTGAACAAGAGAACGATCTCCCTCTGCTATATGGGCAGCGACGGGGATTTAGAGGTATTGAAGGCTTACATCTCGGCGCTTCAATGGCAGCGGAAAAAGGGCGTCAAGGCCATGGGGCTGTATAAGCGGGATGGCCGCTGGGCCTATATCGATCATCAAGGTGGATTCATGGCGGGTGGCGAGGAAGTCACTGATATGGTTCAGATTGATAAGTATGTCTCCATTGACAGCGATATCGCCCGCCATGCGCCGATCACCGCCGAAGCGCTGGCAGAATTGGGTCCCCATCTCCTGGGCTACAACGAAGCGCCGAAAACCGTGACGGTGCTGTCCTGGTGTGCCGGATGCTACGTCAAGGAAATGCTGCGCGCTGCCGGGATAAAATACCCACATTTGTTCCTGATTGGCGAGGCCGGAAGCGGCAAATCCACAACGCTTGAGCGCGTGATTCTTCCGATATTCGGAAGAACGAAGGTTATTGCCGCACCGCAGGTTACCAGCTTCACCATCATGAAGGACGCCTCTTCTTCCAATCTCTTCCCCCAGGCGATGGACGAATACAAGCCCTCCAAGATCGACAAAACGCGGAACGGCGTCCTCGTCAATCATATTCGTGACAGCTTCGACGGCCATGCCGGAGTCCGGGGCCGCGCGGATCAGTCCCAGGTCTTCTATGATCTTCTTGCCCCTCTGGTCATCGCTGGCGAGGAATCGCCGGACGAGCCCTCGATCCGGGAACGCGCCATGGAGCTGCTTTTCAGCAAGCGGGATCTCAAGGCAACGGCTGCAAGAGCATCATTCGCCCAAATCAACGCGCACCATGATGATCTGCTGGCGCTGGGGCGTGCCCTCCTGGATACCGCGCTGACGCTCAATGAGAAAATCGTGGCCGCATGGCACAAGGAGGCCTTGGTGTTATTCAGCAAGTCGTTCGACTCCCGCGTGGTGAATAATCTCGCCTGCTGTATGGTGGGGATTCATGTCCTGGAGGCAATGTGTGCACGCTTCGGCCTTACATGGGGCCAGGTCTTCGGGATCGGGATGGAAGCCTGCATTGAACATATGGAATACAGCGCCCGTGAATATCTGCTGGACGGTGGGTATGCGAACAGATCAGTCGTGGAAAAGACGCTGGAGAACATTGACAAGATGGGGCTGCCCGCTGAGGAATGCCGATACCTGGATGGTGGTATTGTCGCCATTCATATCCGGGGTATCTATGATCAATATACACAGTATAGGCAAGTACATGCCATCGGAGGTGAATGCCTGCCTTACGACCAGTTCATGAAGCAGCTGCGGAAATCCGACCTTTATATCGATACGAAAGTCGTGCGCTTTGGCGATGATACGAAGAAAGCCGTCCTGATCAATGACACTCTGCTCCGGGAGCGCTGCGAGGTAGAGGGCTTCTTACATACACATATTGAACCTTTGAAGAATTAATTATGTTACCTGTTACCATTGTGACCAATTATTTAGAGCTACGCGGGAAAAACTTGCATCATGCGCGCACGCGCACGCACGTGAAAAAAGGCGTGGCTCTAAATAGGAGGGTAACAGGCGGAAAGGGTAACGGGAGGATTGAATGGCAGAAAGGGATATTGTGGCCGCTATCATGCGTTTGTTGAAGAAATGGCCGAGGTGCTTTTGCTGGAAGGAACATGGCGGGATGTATGGGACGGCGGGAATTCCGGACATCATTGCCTGTGTGGATGGCAGGTTCGTCGCCTTCGAGGTCAAGACGGAAACGGGGCGGCTGTCGAAGCTCCAGGAGGTAACGCTGGGCCGGATCAGGGATGCCGGAGGCAGAGCGTATATGGTGAGATCGGCGGCGGAGGTCGCGCGGATCATGAAGGATATGGAGGTGACAGGCTGATGGAGGCTAAAAATGTGGCTGTGCAGGCAGCCAGGGAATTCCTGGGCCGGGCGCGTGAATTGCAGGCGGGCATCGCCAACAAGCGACATCGGATCGAGTTGCTGCGGAATATGGCGACCAGCACGACAGGCACCATGTCGGATATGCCGCGCAGCGATTCCCCAAATCTCCAGCGCATGGAGACGGTGCTGTGCAAGGCCGCTGATCTGGAAATGGAAGTGGCCAGGGATACGGCCCGCCTGGTTGAGGCCAAGCAGGAAATCACGGCAGCCATAGGCGAACTGACCGAATACCGGGAGCAGGAGGTTCTGTATTACCGCTATGTGGAGTGTATGCCCTGGGCGACCATTGCCACGGAATGCGGATACCATAGGCGCACGATTATGAAAAGGCACGAGGATGGCATTGCGCATGTGGCTGTGGCACTCGAAAAAACAGGGCACATCAAGGGCACATCGATGGCACTTTAATGGCACATGATACCTATGATATAGTGTATCATGAAGAAAATCGGATGGGCCAAGGGCGTAAGCCTGCGGCCCTTTTGTATGGAGGGAATCATGCCGAGGAAACCCAAGAAACCCTGCCGGTATCCCGGCTGCCCGAACCTAACCGATGAATCTTACTGCCCGGAACACAAGCGGCTGGTCGCGGCCCAGTACAACCGATATGAGCGGACGCCAGATATGAAGAAGAGGTACAAGGGACCGTGGCCAGCCATCCGGCGCAGATTCCTCGCGGGTCATCCCCTATGCGAGATGTGCCTCCGCGAGGGCATGTACACCGAGGCGCGCGAAGTACACCATATACTCCCGCTGGCAGACGGCGGCAGCCATGATACCAGCAACCTCATGGCATTATGCAAGCCCTGCCACTCGCGCATTACCGCCACCGAAGGCGGGCGTTGGGGCAAGCCCCAGGGGGGGAGCAAATCTCAAAACCGGTGACACGTGGCATCGGATGCGCCCCATCGTGCATTTTTTCGCGCTTTCAAATGAGGGTATAGACTTCTTCTCTTGCTTAACTTCTTCTGGGAGGGCAATGATCCTGTCAGGATTTGCCAGCAATTCAAGAAGATGGTGAAGGAAATGCCCTTATCCCCTTGATCTTTCCCGTAAAATATGCTATGTTTTAAGGGAAAGATATGGGGGTTAAGGGAATGCGGGATTTCAACTATACGAGAATAAGGGATCAGAAGTGGGATTCCGAATTGCTCGGTCTTGTCGCAGCGATCTACAAAGAGGCAGGCAAGCAGGAAATGTATTTGAAGCAGCGGCCAGAAGAACTTGAAAAGCTGGTCGAAATTGCCATGGTCCAAAGCACGGAGGCTTCGAACGCCATCGAAGGGATTGTGACAACCAACACCCGCATCCGGCAACTCGTGCAGGAGAAAACCACGCCCAAGAATCGTGATGAGCAGGAAATCGCCGGATATCGGGATGTGCTTGCCATCATCCACGATAGCTTTGACGCAATCCCGATCACGCGGAATTATATCCTTCAGATGCATAAGGTCCTCTATGGACACATGAACAATCCTGTGGCCGGGCGCACGAAAACCGTCCAGAATTATATCAGTGCGACGTATCCGGATGGTCATACCGTGACGCTGTTTACACCGCTCGCTCCCTTCGAAACGCCGGAAGCACTTGACAGGATATGCGAGGAATATAACCGTGTTATAGGAAACATGGAGCTGGAACCGCTCATTGCGATCCCGGTTTTTATCCATGACTTTCTCTGTATCCATCCGTTTAACGATGGGAATGGGCGTATGAGCAGATTACTCACAACCCTGCTGCTTTACAGGAGCGGCTTTTTCGTGGGCAAGTATATTTCTCTTGAAGCGAAGATTGCCAAGAATAAAGACCTGTACTATGAAGCACTTTCCGCCTCGCAAAATGGATGGCACGAAGGAAAAGACGATCCGATTCCATTCATAAAATACTTGCTGGGGACCATACTCGCAGCCTATAAGGATTTTGAGGATCGGTTCGCGTTGGTAGAAACAAAGAGGACAGCTTTGGATACTGTGCGGCTTGCCACACAAAGCAAGATAGGACGATTTACCAAGCAAGACATTCGAGAGCTATGCCCGGCACTAAGCCTTAGCTCAATTGAAGGCGCTATCAGGAAACTAGTCGCCTCCGGTGAATTGGAGCGGGAAGGAAACGGTAAAAACACGAGTTACTTTAGAGTAGAATAACATCTCCAAAGAGTTATACTTCAATCCAAGCATCTACCCATTGTTGTGGGCAGGTGCTTTTTCATTGTAAGTTATCATCTGCTTTGGCGAAGGGGTGATGGTATGGCAAACGGACAGGGCGGTGCACGGATCGGTGCAGGTCGCAAGCGAAAGGCGCTTGCCGACAACATCGCGGATGGGAATCCCGGCAAACGGAAACTGACGGTGCTGGACTTTTCCGATTCTGCTGCTGATCTCCACGGACAGGAAATGCCGCCACCCAAGGCATACCTGGCCGCGAAGCAAAAGAACGGCAAGGATCTGATTGCCGTAGAAATCTACACCGAGACGTGGCAGTGGCTTGCGGAGCGCGATTGCGCGCACCTGATCCCGAAGCAAATCCTGGAGCAGTACGCCATGGCAATTTCCCGCTGGATTCAATGCGAGGAATGTATCACGGAATTTGGATTCCTGGCCAAGCATCCCACCACGGGTAACGCCATCCCCTCCCCTTATGTGGCTATGAGCCAGTCGTTTTCCAAGCAGGCAAATAATCTGTGGTATCAGATTTACCAGGTTGTCAAGGAAAACTGCTCGGTAGAATACAAGGGCGCGACGCCCCATGATGATATGATGGAACGCCTGCTATCTGCCAGGCGCGGAGGTTGACATTGAATATTCAGAACATAGCTTTAAACGACCTTCATCCCTACGCGAAGAACCCGCGTAAGAATGATGAGGCTGTGGCATCGGTGGCCGCCAGTATCCGGGAATTCGGATTCCTGGTGCCGCTGGTGATTGATCGGAACCATGAGATCGTCGCTGGACACACCCGGTACCGGGCAGCGAAAGAGCTGGGCATGGCGTCGGTTCCCTGCGTGATAGCGGATGAATTGACCGAGGATCAGATCAAGGCCTTCCGGCTGGCCGACAACAAGGTTAGCGAGCTGGCCACCTGGGACATGGATTTGCTGCCGCTGGAATTGGCAGACATTGCGATGCCCATGACCGACTTCGGCTTCGAGGCCATCTCCGAGGAGGAATTTGGAGAGGAATTCACCCTGGATGATGGCGAGAAGAAACCCTTCCAGCAGATCTCGATCACTGTGCATGATGAGCAGGCCAAGCTGATCCTGGCCGCCATCAAGTATGTCTACGACCACAAATCCGTGACCGAGACTTTTACCAACGAGAACCACAATGGCAATGGGCTTTATGAGGTGGTACGCGAATGGGCCGTGCAAAAGAAATTGTTATGAAGGTAATCCCCTCCTCGGTGGCAAACCCGTTCGTTAGGGCGCACCATTATTCCGGGAAGGTCGTGAATAATAGCAAGCTCCACTTCGGTGTTTTCCTGGATGGTACCTTGCATGGCGTCATGAGCTATGGCCCGTCGCTGGATAAGAGCAAAATCATCGGCCTGGTCGAAGGCACCGGCTGGAATGAATTCCTGGAGCTGAATCGGATGGCATTCGATTCTGTGCTGCCCAGGAATTCCGAGAGCCGGGCCATCTCCATGAGTCTCAAGCTGATCCGGAAATATGCGCCACAAGTCAAGTGGGTCATTTCCTTCGCGGACGCCTGCTCCTGCGGCGACGGTGCAATCTACCGGGCCAGCAATTTCGTGCTTACGGGCATCAAGGAAAACCTGAACCTGGCCGAGTTGCCGGACGGCACCCGGATTCATAAGATGACGTTAGCCAGCAACCCGACCACGCCCAGGAAGGAACTCCATGGGTTGACATTCTTCGATGTGACGGGCGGCACCTATGATTTCAAAAAGTATCTCGCCTATGTCGGTGCGACGCCGATTCCCGGATTTCAGCTGCGGTACATCTATTTTATCGACCGCTCCTGCCGGGCGAAGCTGACCGTGCCTGAGATTCCATTTTCCAAGATCGACGAGCTGGGAGCTGGAATGTACAAGGGCGAGAAAATCACCCAGGCGGCACGTCATGTGATGCATCCGGATGGGTCATTCATACAGAGTGCCGATCAGCATGGCGGCTCGGACGAGCCGTTCAATGAAAGCCTGGGCGGTCATTGATGGATTGTCCATGTCGCCGGGAACGCAGGCCTTGATCTCCTGCTCCAACTCTTCAACGGTCTGTCCGTGGTTCTCGGCCACAATCCTAATGATTTCCTTCGTTGTCATATCGAATCCCTCCTTCGTCGTTGAGCATGAATGCTTCCAATATCATTTTATGCCTGTTACTTCCGTAATATGACAAAGAGGGCAAAAAAACCTGGCCTTCATCAATTCCGGTGAAGGACTCTATATGCGCCGGTAGTTCAAGCAGAACGCCCACCAATCCCGGTGGGAAATGCGGGTCCAAATCCACGTCCGGCGCTCCAATTATGTGAGGTATTTATGCTGCATCAACTGTGGGAACTCCAACAAATGCAATCGCTGCCACTGGCCGGGAAGGTCGTGATGACGCAGCAGCGTATCCGGGAATGGTATGAGCATTGGAATGGCGACGTTTATGTCTCCTTCTCTGGGGGCAAGGATTCCACTGTTCTCCTTCATCTCGTTCGGGAATTGTATCCCGAAGTGCCAGCGGTATTCTCAGACACCGGCCTGGAATTTCCGGAGATCCGGGAATTCGTGAAAACGATCCCGAATGTCACCTGGCTAAAGCCGGACATGAGTTTTCGGAAGGTCCTGGAAAAGCATGGTTATCCCGTGATCGGCAAAGAACAGGCCAAGTGGATCGACGAGGCCCGGCGCGGGAATGCCGAGGGCCAGGCCCGGCGCTTGTATGGCATCCGGGGCGAGGACAAAAAAAGCACCTTTCGCATTGCGGATCAGTGGCACTACCTGATGAACGCGCCGTTCAAGATCAGCGACGAGTGCTGCAATGAGATGAAGAAAAAGCCCATGAAGCGATATGCCCACGAAACCGGGCGCTATCCCATCATTGGCACGATGGCGGAGGAATCCAAGCTCCGAACCCAGCATTGGCTCCAGGAAGGCTGCAACGCTTACGATGCAAAGCGCCCCACGTCCAAACCCATGTCGTTCTGGACCGAGGCAGATGTGTGGCAGTATATTCGGGAGAATAACATCCCATATGCCAAGGTCTATGACATGGGCTATTCCCGCACCGGATGCATATTCTGCATGTTTGGTGCCCACTACGATGGCGAGCCCACCCGATTCCAGCGCCTGCAGCGCACCCATCCGAAGCTATGGCGCTACTGTATGCGGGATTGGGAAGCGGGTGGCCTGGGTATGCGCCAGGTCTTGGAATACATGGGAATCCCCTTCGAGAACTATATAGGAGATATCAATGGAAATACAAAAAATCCCGGCTGCCCGGCTGAATCCTGCGGCCTACAATCCCCGTGTCGATCTCAAGCCGGGGGACAAGGATTACGAGAAGCTGAAAAGGTCGATCAATGAGTTTGGCTATGTCGAACCCGTAATCTGGAACCGCCAGACCGGCAACGTGGTCGGCGGCCACCAGCGCCTGAAGGTTCTGATGGATTTGGGGCATACGGAGATTGACTGCGTCGTGGTCGATCTCGACCTCCCCCGCGAGAAGGCGCTCAATATCGCCCTCAACAAAATCCAGGGCGATTGGGATGAGGACAAGCTGGCCGCAATCATGGCCGACTTCGATGCCACCGCTTTCGATGTATCCCTCACGGGCTTCGATGCCAACGAGGTCGATGCCCTCCTGAACCGCTTCTATTCCCATGAGGCAGTTGAGGACGATTTCGATGCCGGAGCCGAGAAGAAGAAAATCGAGGACGAAGGCGGGCCAATCACCCAGCCCGGCGATGCCTGGCAGCTGGGCGATCATATCCTGATCTGTGGCGATCCCGCCGACGCTTCGGTATATGATCGGCTTCTGGGATCGGCGCGCGCACAGTGCGCCATCACATCGCCGCCCATCGATCCTGGGGCGTATGCGCGGGATGGCATTGCACCCTGGCTGGATCGGATGTCCGGGATCATCCGGCAGCTGGCGATCCATGCGGATATCATCTGCTGGCAGACCGGCGATATTGCCAAGACCGGCAGCCAATTTATTGAGCCTATGGCCGTCCATTCCGTGTCCCTGTTTGCGGATCAGAATCTTCGCCCGCTGTGGATTCGGGTCTGGAAGATGACCGGCAATATCCCCACGGCCACAGCGCTGCAGAATTCCTCCAACAAGCCCATCCCCCAATATGACTTTCTGGCGGCCTTCGCCGGGAATGACGTTGAGACCTACAACGACCAGGAATATTCCTGGGTGTCGGCCTTCGCTTCCCATGCCTTTCAATTCGTCCGACGTTTGACCAAGGACGAGCGGCGCAAGTGGGGCTATGCGGGCGTGTGGGAAATATCGGTGATGAAGCGCGACAAGGATGCCGAAGCCATGATCCCCGTGGAATTGCCCTGGCGCTGCCTCAAGATGCATTCCGATCTCCACTCCATCGTCCTTGATCCCTTCGCGGGTCTCGGCTCCACGCTGATTGCCTGCGAACAATCCGGGCGAAGCTGCCGGGCCATCGAATCCGATCCCATGCACTGCGATCTGATCCGCCGCCGCTGGGAACAGTTTACCGGCGAACGGGCTGAAAAAGCATGATGGATGTGGCAAGTTTTACACGAGTATCTATAGTGCTTCGATTTCAGCTATAGTCGAATAATAGAAACCCCGAGGGTTCGGTTTCTTTATCCTTGGTGGCGTTAGCTCCTTGTATCTGCGAAGAATATAAAACCGATAAGGGCCTGGTGTATCGAAACCATAGGTTGGCATCCTACTGGATACATACAATGACAACGCCGAATAGTCGTCTTCCTGCAGTTTATCCTTTATTGATTCGATGTCGTTCGGATCAACGTCAACCACAGATTCCACCAAGTATATGTATTCCATGATTCCGCCCTTTTTTCGGAGCGTGATGAACTCCGGAATATGCCTGGGATAAGATCGGTGATTCGCAGGATGTGCATGCACCAATGTACTATCCACCAGATCATACGTGTCGCCTGCTGGAAAGGAGATCAATTCGTGTTTCATTCTATTCATCCTCCCTATGAGCATACAATACTATGGAATCGAGTATATGTCAATTCCCATCGTAAGATTATCGATCAACATCTGGCCAGAATACATCGGTGAAACTTCTTGAACAAAAGCTTCAAATATGGGCTTGTCTTTCCACGGTGAGTATGGTAACACTCACTCACACTAAAACGAGGAGGACACCACAATGAAGAACAACGCCTATTTTGACGAGATGTACCGGATCGGCTGCGAATGGACCAAGCAACACGAGGCCCACAATGCCCGCAAGAAAGAGATCATCAAGACCTACGGATGGGACAGCGACGAGCTGAAAGCCTGGTATGCTGAAGAAGAGCAAATGATATTCCCCTTCAGCGGCGGCGCGAACAAGGCCTTCCGGGCCTGGCGGTATACCGATGGCGACGAGATCCTTTTCGATGATCACTGCTGGGATTATGAAATCCATGATTTCATCGACGCCCTCCGACGCGCGGGCTTCAAGACCTTCGTAATCACCAACCAGAGCACCGGCCTGATGGAGAACCTCCACGGCTTCGCCGCCGAGGGCTGCAAGATGGAAGGCCTCTGCACGATAACCCAGAAATCCAACCGCTGGGGCACAGAAACCGAGGAACAGATTCCCGGTATCCGGATCATCCTCTGATTGATCCCATCCGGATCAGCGGCATTCCTGGAGCATGGGCCGGAATCCCGGCCTGTGTTCGTCGGTGAAATTTCTTGAACAAAACTTTCAAAAAAGGCTTGTCTTTTCGAGGTGTCTATGGTAACACTCACTCACACTAAAACGAGGGAGGCACACACCATGAAGAACACCATCAACGCTTTCGAGGAAATGATAGCCAACAGGATTCAGCCCGCCACGCGCGGCGAAGGCAACGCAATCCGGGCTTACCGCTTCGGGGAATGGACAGAGGACGGAATCCTGATCGTAAGCGACCTGGACTTCGCGGAATATGTGGGCGACATGATGGATGCCTTCATGACGGCGGGCATCGATGAGCTGATCATCACCGACCACTCCACGGCCCTGATGGAATCCCTTTGCATCATGATCCAGCACGGCTGGCAGGTGATTGGCACCTACGAAGCCACCGACAAATGGGGCGATACCCGCCACGGCCTGCGGATCAGGTTCGAAATCTAATCGGAAATCCCACCGCCCATTCGGGCGGTTTTTCTTCTGCGAAAAGAATAAAACGAGCTTGTCTTTCCGGCGTGAGTATGGTAACACTCACTCACACCAAATTGAAGGAGGACACAATCATGAGCAAATTCGAACTGGGCCAGACGGTAATGACGCGCGGGGTAGCGGATGCCCTGGCAGAGAACCCCGACTTTGCGGGCTTCGTGATCGAATGCCTGGAGCGCTACAAGGCCTGCGATTGGGGCGAGATGGAAGCCTCTGACAAGGCGCTGAATGATAGCGCGGTAAAGAACAATGATGACCGCATCCTCGCCTCCTACAAGAACGGCGGCCCGAAGGCCTGGAAAATCTGGATCATCACCGAGTGGGATCGGAGCTATACCACGATCCTATTCCCCGATGAGTATTGAGGAGGTGGGCATCATGATCGGATATCCGAAGCGCGAGGTAGTCGAGAGCATCCGGGCCAGTTACCCCAAGGGCACGCGGGTTGAGTTGATCGAAATGGATGACCCCCGCCGCGACATGATCCCGGGATTGCTCGGAACGGTGAAGGCCGTGGATGACATCGGCACGGTCCACATCGCCTGGGACAACGGCATCACACTCGGCGCGGTATACGGGGTTGACCGTATTCGCAGGATCAGCGAATGATTGGAGGGAATGGGATGAACGCGAGGATCATGAAATACATTCCGGCCAGCAAGCGGCCCGCGATCCGGGATTGCTACCACGATGAGGATGGCTACTGGATCACATTGAACGAGGGATGGCACGTAGAGGATTACTTCGCCGAGCATACCATCCATGAGGATACCATCAACGAGCTGCGCAGGGTAATCCCGAGCATCAAGCGGGATTGATCCCTGGAGCATAGGCCGGGAATCCGGCCTGTGTTCGTCCCCGAATTTGGTGTGAAAAAAATGGGCCGTCAGACTTGTCTTTTCCCGATGCCTATGGTAACACTCACTCACAATCAAGCGAGGGAGGACACCATGATGAAGCTGAGGATTTGGAAAAGGCATGAGCATCGCGAGAACCGCATCCGAAGGAAGGCCGACAACATTCGCCGGAACTATGGACCGAGGACATTCTTCGGCAGGCTGGTCGCCGGGGGGATGCATTATCCTCACGGGAATGACCGGCGACGGATGATCCGGAGGGCCGGATGATGTGCGCCGGGGTAGCTTCCCCGGCCAGGGTCGATGCTATCCTGGCCGAAGTGCGCGCCCTGTATCGACTGGCATGCCGCCTGGAGGATATGGATGAGCTCAATCACCGGGATGGCGCGAACTACGACGATCCCGAGCTGCAAGCCGCCATCCGGAGCATCTATCGAAAGATTACCTCCATGGAACGGAAACTGCCGAGGCACTACCGCCTGGACTGATTTATAGACGAACCGCCGGATCAGCTTCTGGCGGTTTCCTCTTGGCGTGAAATTCTTGAACATAACTTTTGAAAAAAGGCTTGTCTTTCCAGGGTGAGTATGGTAACACTCACTCACACTAAAACGAGGGAGGACACCACAATGAAGCGAGCTGACTATAACGAATTCCTGTACATCCGGAGCGCGATCCGCAAGGACGAGAAGAACGGCACCCGCCCGATCATGTGGCACATTCGCACCGATTACAGCGCCGAGCTGAAGCAGCGGATCGACGAGCTGATCCGATCCACCGGCTTCTACCCCTGCCGGGTTGGCGAATGCAGCCTGTTCCGGGATGGCAATGAGTACATCATCTATATCTCATACCGCAGCGAGCAGGAATGGCTGGAGCTTACTACCAAGGAAGAACGCGCGGCGGTGGCGGAGGCACTCCGAGCATAAGCTCGGAGCTGGATCAAGAACAAGGAGGGATTCCCCATGACGCAGAACCTCAAAATCGGCCAGCAGGTCGAGAACTTCGGCGAGATCGGTACCGTCGAAGCCTTCCACCCAATTACCGGCGACCCGATCCTTCGGGATCAGAAAGGGCGGAAATGGCTGGCGGATGCGGCCAAATGCACGCCCCTGGAGGGCGGGATGATTCATCCGGACGCTTAGGTGCGGATGGACTAACCCCCGGGATTCCGGCCAGCATGGCCGGTTTTTCGTGGTTCTTTTTTTGAACAAAACTTTCAAAAAGAGCTTGTCTTTTTGAGGTGTCTATGGTAACACTCACTCACACTAAAACGAGGGAGGCACCACACCATGAAGAAGACCGTAGAGCAGCTCACCAAGGAATTCCAGCAGATCATGACCGCCAATGGCTTCGAGGCCACCAACGAGACCGATTACGCCGGAAACATCCTGTATTCCCGCCGCTGGCAGCGCACCGCCGAGGTATTCATGTATGGCACCACCCGCCATGAATACGAGATCGTGGCGAGCATCAGCTATGGATACCCCATGATCCGGATGTACGAGGATGGCCGCCAGATTGACTGCCGCGATTACAGCAGCCCGAAGCGCGCGCTGAACGCCATGAAGGAGATCATCCGCTGCGCCGGATACGAATTCTAAGCGCTCTGGAATCCCATCACCACGGCTGGCCCGCACGGGCCAGTTTTTCCTCCTTCTTTTCTTGAAGTTATTCTTCAAAAAGGCTTGTCTTTTCCGAGTGAGTATGGTAACACTCACTCACACCAAGGCAAGGAGGAAATCGAGTATGTGGACGAAGGGTAACATCAACGGGTATGAGTATGAGGTCAAGCACTTCGACGAGGGATCTGAATTCGGCATCAACGGCGGGCGTATCTCCAAGCTGGCTATCCGGGATTTGGATGGCCGCTGGGTGGTAAATTACGACCGGGGCTGGGATCAGCGCCCCACCAAGATAATCAAGCCGATTTACGATGAAATCATAAAGATGTACAACTAACCCCCCGGCCCGCAAGGGCCTTTTTTAGTCCCATCATCACTATATTGAAAGGAGGGCGGCATGGGAAACAGGTACAAAAAGACGGATCAGGGGTATTGCGTCGCCTACTTTCAAAGTGGTGGCGCTTTTCTATTTGACGAGTTGGACCTTCCATTGATCCAGGAGCATACCTGGCACCATGGAAAGCGTGGGTATCCAGCGACCCATTTCAAAGGGAAGACGGTGGTCCTCCACAAGCTGCTCTATCCGGATATCCAGGGCGAGATCGACCATATCAACGGCGACAAGCTTGACAATCGCCGGAGCAATCTTCGGATCGTCACGCACCAGCAAAACGCATTCAATCAAAAGCGGCGCTGCACCAATTCCTCAGGATATATCGGAGTCAGCGGGGTCAAGGATTCCGAATGCTTCGAGGCCTATATCCATATCCACGGGCGCAAGCATCATCTGGGTATATTTGACAGTGCCCGGAATGCGGCTCGGACGCGGGATTGTGTGGCCAAGCTGGTGTTCGGGGAATACGCCCGGCTGAACTTCCCGAAGGCCGGGAAGCGAGGGCGTGGGCGGCATGGCTAAGCGACACAAGAAATGTGAATTCATGCTGCCAACTTCCCACTACGACAAGGAGCGCGCGGATCATGCGGTCAACTTCATTCAATCCCTCAAGCACACCAAGGGCGTGTGGGCCGGGAAACCTTTCCTGCTATTCGACTGGCAGGAAAAGATCATCCGGGATATCTTCGGGACGATCAAGCCCACCGGCTATCGCCAGTTCAACACGGCTTTCGTCGAAATCTGCAAGAAAGCTGGCAAGAGTGAACTCGCCGCCGCCATCGCGCTGTATATGCTCGCCGGGGATGGCGAGGAAGGCGCGGAAATCTATGGCTGCGCCAATGACCGCCAGCAGGCCAGCATCGTTTTCGACGTGGCGAAGGACATGGTCCTGCAATGCCCGGCGCTTCTCAAGCGGATCAAAATCGTGGAAAGCCAGAAACGCCTCGTCTACCTCCCCACCCGTTCCATATACCAGGCGCTCTCCTCCGAGGTTGCCTCGAAGTATGGATACAATGTCCACGCCTGCATCTTCGACGAATTGCTGGGCCAGCCGAATCGGAAGCTGTTCGATGTAATGACGAAGGGCTCCGGCGCTGCCCGCAAGCAGCCCCTGAACTTCATCATCACTACGGCGGGATCGGATAAGAACTCCATATGCTATGAGGTACACTCCAAGGCGGTAGACATTCTGGAGGGCCGGAAGCATGATCCGACCTTTTATCCCGTGGTTTATTCTGTGGATAACGAGGCGGATTGGACCGATCCGAAGGTGTGGCGGGCTGTGAATCCGTCCCTCGGCAAGACCGTGGATGAGGAGTATTATCGGGCAGCCTGCGAATCCGCGAAACAAAACCCCGCCGAAGAAATGAATTTCAGGCAGTTTCATCTTTGCCAATGGACCAACGCCACCACGCGCTGGATGCCGATGGACAAGTGGGACGCCTGCGCCTTCCCGGTTGATCCGGAGCGCTTGCGCGGGCGGCTCTGCTATGGCGGCCTGGACCTTTCCTCCACGACGGATATAACGGCGTTCGTGCTGGTATTCCCGCCCGAAGACGAGGACGGGAAGTATGAGATTCTCCCGTTCTTCTGGCTCCCGGAGGATAGCATCGATCTGCGCGTGAAGCGGGATCATGTGCCTTACTACATCTGGCAGCGTGAGGGCCTGGTGTATACCACCGAGGGCAATGTGATCCACTACGGATATATTGAGGAATTCATAGAGGAGTTGGGCACGAAGTACCACATTGCGGAAATCGCCTTTGACCGCTGGGGCGCGGTTCAAATGACGCAGAACCTGGAAGGGCTGGGCTTTACCGTGGTGCCCTTCGGCCAGGGCTATAAGGATATGTCGCCGCCCACCAAGGAATTGATGAAGCTGGTATTGGAGCAAAAGATAGCGCATGGCGGCCACCCGGTATTGCGCTGGATGGTCGATAACGTCACCATCCGCTCCGATCCTGCTGGCAACATCAAGGCCGATAAGGAGCGGTCCACTGAAAAAATCGACGGAGCCATTGCAACCATCATGGCGCTGGATCGGGCCATCCGGCACGAGGGCAATGGAGCCTCGGTATACGACGAAAGGGGGCTTTTGTTTATATGAGCGTTTTCAACAGGCTGTTCCGGGCGCGGGACAAGCCTGACAATCCTGCCAATGTCCAGGACATGCTGAATGGCGGCAACTACGCTTTTTTCTTCGGCGGTACCGCAGCTGGCCAGGCAGTAAATGAGCGCACCGCCATGCAGATGTCGGCGGTATATGCCTGCGTCCGGATTCTGTCGGAGGCCATTGCCGCGCTTCCCCTACATTTTTACCGCTACAACTCTAAGGGCGGCAAAGAAAAGGCGCTGGATCACCCGCTGTATGTGCTGCTCCATGACGAGCCAAATCCGGAAATGAGCGCATTCTCCTTCCGGGAAACGCTCATGACGCATTTGCTTCTCTGGGGCAATGCTTACGCACAAATCATCCGGAACGGACGCGGCGAGGTGCTAGCCCTTTATCCCCTCATGCCGGACCGCATGGTGGTGGATCGGGATGCCCATGGGCACATCTACTACACATATACCCGCTCGGATGCAGATGTCAATACCCTGGGAAAATCATCCTCTGTGCTGCTGTGGCCAGAGGATGTTTTTCATATCCCCGGTCTGGGTTTCGATGGCCTCGTCGGCTATAGCCCGATTGCGATGGCGAAGCGGGCTGTGGGCCTGGGGCTCGCCTGCGATGAATACGGAGCCTCGTTCTATGCCAACGGCGCTCAGCCCGGCGGGGTTTTGGAGCATCCGGGCGTCGTGAAGAATCCCCAGCGTGTCCGGGATTCCTGGAACGCGATCTATCAGGGCGCGAAAAACGCCCACAAGGTCGCCATCCTCGAAGAGGGCATGTCTTATAAACCGATCAGCGTCAATCCCCAGGAGGCGCAATTTCTGGAGACGCGCAAGTACCAGATTGACGAGATTGCCCGGATATTCCGCGTGCCGCCCCACATGGTGGGCGACCTGGACAAATCCTCGTTCTCGAATATCGAGCAGCAGAGCCTGGAATTTGTGAAGTATACCCTGGCTCCGTGGATTGCCCGCTGGGAGCAGACGATTCATCGGACGCTGCTGTTGCCCGAGGAAAAGGCCCGGCATTTCGCCCGGTTCAACGTAGAGGGTCTGCTGCGCGGCGACTATCAATCCCGAATGAACGGATACGCTGTCGCTCGACAAAACGGCTGGATGAGCGCCAATGATATCCGAGAACTGGAAAACCTGGACCGCATTCCGGAAGAAGCCGGAGGCGATCTGTACCTCATCAACGGTAACATGACCAAGCTGGAGGACGCCGGACTTTTCGCTGGCGATCCACCGACCAACCCAAAGGAGGCTGAATCTTGAAAAAGTTCTGGAATTGGGTGCGGGACGAGACTGATCCCCAAGAGCGCACCCTGCGCCTGGAAGGCGCGATTGCCGAAGAATCCTGGTTCGATGATGAAATCTCGCCCAAGATCTTCAGGCAGGAGTTGTTTGATGGCGATGGTCCTATCACCGTCTGGATCAACTCGCCGGGCGGCGATTGCGTCGCCGCCGCGCAAATCTACAACATGCTCATGGACTATCCGCATGACATCACCGTCAAGGTGGACGGCATCGCTGCGAGCGCGGCCAGCGTGATTGCCATGGCCGGGACGCGGGTCATTATGACGCCGGTTTCGCTCATGATGATCCATAATCCCCTGACCGTCGCCATGGGCGACAGCGACGAAATGCGCCGGGCCATCCAGCTGCTGGATGAGGTCAAGGAAAGCATTCTGAATGCTTACGAGATCAAGACCGGCCTTTCCCGTGCGCGCCTCTCCCACCTCATGGATGGCGAGACGTGGATGAACGCGAAGAAGGCCCTGGAACTCGGTTTCTGTGATGAAATCGCATTCCTGCCGGAATCCGAGGACGACGATCAGACCGGTCCGAAGGATAGCTTCACCTTCTCCCGGCGCGCTGTCACCAACTGCCTGATGGACAAGCTCCGGGCGCGGATGCCCGCACAGCCCGAAGCTGATGCTATTGCACAGCCCCAGGATGATCCCATTGAGGAGCCCGAGGCTGACGCAGCCACCAACCCCACCGACTCCACCGACCCTGGAAACGCGGAGCCTCCGACGCCGGATGCCTCGCGTGTTTTTGTTTCGGACGATGATCCGAAGCTGCAGCTCATTCGCTATCAACTTTTATGGGAGGGACTTCCGCATGAATAAGATTCTGGAAATGCGCGCCAAGCGCGCGAAGCTGTGGGATGCCGCCAAGGCGTTCCTGGATACCCATCGTGACGAGAATGGCACCATGACCGCCGAGGACAACGCGACCTATCAGCGCATGGAGGACGAGGTGATCAATCTCGGCAAGGAGATCGAGCGTCTGGAGCGCCAGGCGTCCATCGATGCCGAACTCAACCGGGCCGTTGGTCAGCCCATCACCGGCAAGCCCGGAGCCGATTCCGCCGTGAAGCCGGAAAAGCAGGGCCGTGCTTCGGATGAATACCGGGAAGCCTTCTGGCAGGCCATGCGCACCCGCAACATCACCCGCGAGGTCTTCAATACCCTGCAGATCGGTACCGACGCCAAGGGTGGCTATCTGGTTCCGGATGAGTACCAGCGCACCCTGATCGACGCCCTGGAGGATCAGAACATCATCCGTGGCCTGGCCCACGTGATTACCACGAGCTCCGGCGACACTCAGATCCCGGTAGTCGCTTCCAAGGGCAGCGCCTCCTGGATTCAGGAGGAAGCGCAGTATGTGGAGAGCGACAACACCTTCGGCCTGGTGACCCTCGGCGCTTTCAAGCTGGCCACCATGATTAAGGTGTCCGAGGAGCTGCTCAATGACAGCGCGTTCGACATTCCGGCGTATATCGCCCGCGAATTTGCCCGCCGTGTCGGTGCCGCCGAGGAGGAGGCTTTCCTGACCGGCAATGGCACCGGCAAGCCCCTGGGTCTGCTGGCCGCTTCCGGTGGTGCGGAGACCGGTGTCACCGCCGCCAGCGCCACCGCGATCACCATGGATGAGGTCCTCGACCTGTACTATTCTCTGCGCGCGCCCTATCGCCGGAGCTCCGTGTTCATCATGAACGACGCCACGGTGAAGGCTCTGCGCAAGCTGAAGAACAACACCGGGGATTATATCTGGCAGCCCTCCGTGAAGGAAGGCGAGCCGGATCGTCTTCTGGGCCGCCCCATCTACACTTCCGCCTTCATGCCCGCCATGGCTGCTGGTGAGAAGCCCATCATCTTCGGCGACCTGTCCTACTACTGGATTGCTGACCGCGAGACCCGCGTGTTCAAGCGCCTGGACGAGCTCTATGCCGCTACCGGCCAGGTCGGTTTCCTGGGCCGCGAGCGCGTGGACGGCAAGGTGATCCTTCCCGAGGCCATCAAGGTGCTCGAAATGAAGAGCGCCTGATCTCATGAATAGGAGGCTGAACGATCATGGCTCTTTTGACGCTTGATGACGCCAAGGAATATCTACGGGTGGATACGGCGGACGAGGATGCCATGATCTGCAGCCTCATCTCTTCCGCCGGGAGGTTGTGCATGGATGTGGCTCGACTTACAGTGGATCAATGGGCCGTCATTGATTCTGACGTAACTAAAACCAAGCGATACTCCGCCAGCGAATTAGCGACCCTGCGAGAAACACTCAGGGTCGCCATGCTTTATGCTCTGGGGTATATGTTTGAGCATCGCGAGGAAGCGGATCATCATAGTCTGATACTCACACTTCGCAATTTGCTGTTCGCTGTTCGGGAGGGTGTTGTCTGATGAACATCTCAGGGCTCAGGGTGCGTGTGACTTTTCAGCGGAATACAGCCGTTGAAGATGAATATGCCAATCACACGTCCGTGTGGACAGACTGGTTTTCATGCTGGGCAACTGTGGTAGACAGCGGCAAAAGCGCTGAAGAAACCGAGAAAGTTGCTACCACCAATGAGAATGATCGTCTGGATATCACGGTGAGGTGGTCAACCGAAACAGCAGTGGTGAATTCGAAGGAATACCGTATCCTGGTCGGCGGACGCATCTACAACATCATCGGGACCAATGAGATGGGCTATCGGAAGAACAGCCGAAAGTTCCATACCATTCTCACGCAGAGGTGATTTGCTTGGCAGACCAAAGGGTCAGTGTAGACGGGATGGCAAATGCCATCATGGAGGGGCTGCAGGAATACGCAGATCTCGCCACGGATGAATTGAAGGCCGCCGTGAAAAAGTCTGCTGCAACGGTGAGAAAAGGCATCAGCGCGAATGCGCCGGTTCGGAGTGGACGCTACGCAAAAAGTTGGAGCACGAAAACGACGGATGAGTCTTCAACAAAGCTGGAGATTACGGTCTACTCACCCAGGCGGTATATGCTTGCTCATCTGTTGGAAAAGGGGCACGCTAAGCGCGGTGGTGGTCGCGTGCGCGCTAATCCCCATATCGCTCCGGCGGAGCAGGCAGGTATTCAGGAATTAGAGGAGCGAATTGAGAAGGCGCTGTCATGACGTATACCGAAATAAAGAAGATACTGGAGGAGGCCAACTTGCCTCTTGCCTATGATCACTTCGCTGAGGGCGAGTCACCGAATCCGCCATACCTGGTATTCCTATTTCCCGCCTCGGACAATTTCGCGGCAGATGGGAGGGTATATCAGCGAATCGACCAGCTCGACATCGAGCTTTATACTGATCTGAAAGATCCGAATCTGGAGAAGAAACTGGAGACCGTGCTGGATAGGCACGGTTTGTTTTATGAGAAAACCGAGACCTGGGTCGACTCCGAACGCATGTATGAGGTGCTCTATTCGACCGAGGTACTCAGAACCGACTGATTGGGAGGGATTTTGAGATGCCCAAGAATAAGGTCAAGTTTAATCTGAAGAATGTCCACTACGCGCTGTTGACACTTTCCGCTCTGGGCGTGCCGACATACGGTACGCCAGTACCTGTACCCGGCGCGGTTTCCCTGTCACTGGATGCGAACGGAGAACCGGAAAATTTCTACGCGGATGGTGTGGTGTACTACGTCATCAACAACAACATGGGCTATGACGGCGATCTGGAGCTGGCCATGATTCCCGAGTCTTTCCGCACCGATGTGCTGAAGGAGACTCTGGATTCCAACGGCGTGCTGGTGGAGAATTCAGATTCCAACCTCGCCGCGTTTGCCCTGCTGTTCGAGTTCGACGGCGACCAGAAGCACATCCGCCATGTACTCTACAACTGCGCTGCCTCTCGCCCCGGTATCGAGGGCAAGACCAATGAGGAGAGCAAAGAGGTCCAGACTGAGACGCTGACCATCAAGGCGTCCCCTCTGGCGGATGGTACCGTCAAGGCGAAGACGGGCGATACCACCGATGCCACGATCTATGAAAACTGGTACAGCGAGGTGTACATGCCAGCGACCGAATCGGGCGCTACAGACGATGATGAGGAGGGATAAACCATGGCAGTGACCAAGACGATCAGTATTGACGGCCAGGAGGTTACCTTCCGTGCGTCCGCAGCTGTTCCACGGTTGTACCGCGTGAAGTTCCATCGGGATATCTACAAGGATCTGTCCGCGTTGCAGAAATCCCTTGGCGAAAACGATGAGAATGCCTCCAGGCTGGACTCGTTTTCCCTGGAGATGTTTGAGAACATTTCCTTTATCATGGCTAAGCATGCAGACCCGTCTATCCCCAACACACCTGAGGAATGGCTGGAGCGGTTCAACACCTTCAGCATCTATCAGGTGCTCCCGGAGATCATTGATCTGTGGGGATTGAATGTGAAGGCCGATGTCGAGGCTAAAAAAAACTTCGCCAGACTGAAAGGGAAATGACCACACCGTTGTTCCTGCTCCGGTGTCTTCAAATCGGGCTGTCTCTTCGCGACCTTGACCTGGTGACGATTGGGATGGTGAACGATATGTATGCCGAGAGCAGGAACGATGATTACAAGTACCGGGAGCTCGCCTCACAGGAGGATTTCGACAATTTCTGATACACAGATTGGAGGCTCCTTATGATCACCGAACAAAGACTCATGGTTTTGGTGACCAAATTTGATATGTTTATCTGTGAAAGCTGGCCTTGGCTGTTGGCCATACTGATCCTGTTCCTGTGCTGGATTGGAGCCATGATTTGGATTGACCAAAGGCAGTAATCACAAACGATTCTGACGGAAAGGAGGCTGTCGTATGGCGGGGCGAAACATCAAGGGAATCACCGTTGAAATCAGTGGTGATACCACTAAACTTCAGAATGCGCTTAAGGATGTCAATAAGGAAATCAGCAATACCCAAGCGCAACTGAAGGATACGGAAAAGCTGCTTAAGATGGACCCCGGCAATACAGAGCTTCTTTCCCAGAAGCAGCGTCTGCTGGGTGATGCTATCGGCGAAACGAAGAGCAAACTGGAAACGCTGAAGACTGCATCAGAGCAGGCCAATATCGCTCTCGCCAACGGTGAAATTTCTCAGGAGCAGTTTGATGCTCTCCAGCGTGAGATCATACAGACCACCGAAGAACTGAAGCGATTGGAGGAGCAGGCCAGACAGTCCGGAACGGCTGTTCAGGAGATTGCCGCGAAGGGTGAAAAGCTCAAGACCATCGGCGACAACATTACCAGCGTCGGCGAGAAATTCCTCCCTGCTACCGCTGCAGTGGTCGGACTGGGCACAGCGGCGGTAAAGACCGCTTCCGACTTTGATACCGGAATGAGCAAGGTCGCCGCCATCTCCGGCGCGACCGGCAGTGATTTGGATGACCTGCGGGCGAAAGCCAGGGAAATGGGTGCGAAGACTAAGTTCAGCGCGTCCGAGGCTGCTGCTGCCATGGAATACATGGCGATGGCCGGTTGGAAAACCAAGGACATACTGGGCGGTATCGAGGGCATCATGAACCTCGCAGCTGCATCCGGTGAAGACCTGGCTACCACATCGGATATCGTTACTGACGCTCTCACGGCCTTTGGCCTTTCTGCGAATGACGCTGGGCACTTTGCGGATATCCTGGCAGCGGCCAGCTCCAATGCCAACACCAACGTCAGCATGATGGGTGAGACGTTCAAATATGCTGCGCCCATCGCCGGTGCGCTAGGCTACAGCGCCGAGGATACAGCTCTGGCCATTGGCCTCATGGCCAATGCAGGCATAAAGAGCTCTCAAGCCGGAACGTCCCTCCGCAAGATGATGACGGAGCTGTCCGGGGAGATCAAAATCGCGGGTGAGGCCATCGGGACGGTGACGATTCAGACCACCAACGCAGATGGCTCCATGAGGGAGCTGAGCGACATCCTCATGGATTGCCGGGAGGCTTTCTCACATCTGTCTGAATCAGAAAAGGCAGCTGCAGCCGAGGCGTTGGTTGGCAAGACCGCCATGAGCGGATTCCTGGCCATCATGAACGCCTCCGAGGCGGACGTAAACAAGCTGTCTGAGGCGATTGCCAACTGTGATGGCGTATCCCAGCAGATGGCCGACACCATGCAGGATAACCTGGAAGGCCAGCTGACCATTCTGAAATCACAGTTGCAGGAGCTGGCCATTTCCTTCGGTGAGATCCTTATCCCAGCGATCCGGGGTATCGTAAGCGCCATCCAGGGTGTGGTGGATTGGTTGAACAGTCTGGGCGAAGGGACGAAACGTATCATAACCACCATTGCGCTGCTTGTCGCGGCAATAGGGCCTGTCCTTATAGTTGTAGGCAAGGTGGTGTCCGCTATCGGTACCATCATGACCTGGGCACCGAAGATTGCCGGAGCAATCAGCACAGTCATGTCCTGGGGACCGAAGATCGTTTCTGCAATAGGCGTGGTGAAGGGTGCGCTGAGCTCGTTGTGGGCGGTGCTTGCCGCGAACCCGATTGTGCTGATTATCGCGGCGGTGGCTGCATTGGTTGCGGCTTTCATCTACCTCTGGAATCATTCTGAGGGTTTCCGCAATTTCTGGATTAACCTGTGGGAGACCATCAAGAATGCCGTTACGGTTGCGGTGGAAGCCATAGGGAATTTCCTGTCACAGGCATGGACGACAATCACAACAACGCTGACAACCCTATGGAATGGAATAAAAGAAGCGGCGACTGTTGTATGGAACACGATCTGCGAAACGGTCACGACGGTATCGCAGACAATATGGATCACCATAACGACCATATGGAACGGGATATACGGGACCCTGGCTCCGTTGCTGGATACGCTGAAGTCTCTGTTCGAAACCATCTGGCAGGCCATCCAGGTTTTCATTGGAACAGCGCTGAACGGGATCAGGGCAAAGGTCGAGGAAATATGGAATGGTATCGTTGCCTTTCTGATGCCGATTCTGGAAAACACCCGTAATCTGTTTGAAACCATATGGAATGCCATTACCACGGCCATCCGCACAGCCCTGGAAGCGATACGCAATGCCGTGACCACTGCCTGGAATGCCATAAAGGGTGTCATCACGAACGTGATGAAGGCTATTTCCAGCACCATCTCCTCCATATGGAACAGCATAAAGAGCACTGTCACGTCCCTAATGAACAGTATCAGTTCCGCTGTGCAGTCCATTTGGAACAATATGCGTTCGGCGATTGCAGGCATCATCAGCCAGATCTACAGCACCATCAGCAGCGGCCTGAACCAGGCGGTCAGCTTTGTCACGGGTCTGATTGGACGGGCATATTCCTGGGGCCGCGACCTTATCATGGGCATCGTCAACGGCATCAGAAGCGCCATCGGGGCAGTCGCGGACGCGGCGAGAAGCGTGGCGGATGCTATCCGGTCTGTGCTCCACTTTTCGGTTCCGGATGAAGGTCCCCTGACGGATTATGAAAGCTGGATGCCGGATTTCATGAAGGGACTGGCACAAGGCATTGAAAAAAGCCGGAGACTGGTTTCCACTGCGATGGAGGATGTGGCATCCGGTATGGTGTTATCACCTTCGATACAGGCGGGCGGCGCAGGAGCCACAGCGATAAACGGTGCGGATAACGTTTCCCTGATCCAGCGGCTCACAGAAGCACTGGGGCAAACGGGTCAGGGTGGCGGGGATATTACCATTCCCGTGTATATCGGCCAGGACAGGATTGATGAAATCGTGGTGACTGCGGCACAAAGAGCAAACTACCGCTCGGGAGGCAGATGATGTTTCAAGAGATTGCGATCAACGGCATTACATTGCCACGTCCGGACGGGGACCTCGAATTTGTCAGCGAGAAGCTGAAGACCGAGTATGAGACGGAGGCCGGTACGACGCAGGTCTCCGTCCATCGCGAGTCAAAGTTGACGATAGCGGGAACGTGGACGCTGACAGGCCCATGGGCGGATCGGTTCAGGATCTGGGCCGGGATGGATACGGTGATGGTCTCTGCCTTCTTTCCACATGCGGATGAGATGACGGAGCATGAGTGCCAGTTCGCTATTACCGGTGAAAAGCATGTTCACAGGGCTCGTGAGCAGTTGCGAACGGAAGGCCTTTACCTGATGACAGTGAAGATGGAGGAGTTGTAATGTACGCTGTTTCTCAGGCCTACAGGGATGCGATGAAGAAGCCCGTCCAGCGTCACAGCATCAAGGGGACGGTCAACGGCGTGCCTTTCACCGAAGAAAACATCCTTGCCGGTTCCTTCTCCATCACGTCCCAGTGCTCGGATGCCTCTAACGTCCAGATCGGGCAGGTATATACCAGCGAGCTGAAGATTACCCTGGTGAAAGGGTTGAACCTGTCCCGCTATACGCTGATGAACTCCGAGATCATACCGCACTTCGGTCTCCGTCTCGCGTCGGGGCGATATGAATACATCCCTCTTGGCATTTTCACAGTTTCAAAGGCCAGCTGGGGTTCTGGCAGCGTTGAGATCACAGCATACGACAATATGTCGAAGCTGGACCGCTCCTTCAGCAGTGCCGGTCTTTCCGGAACGCCCTATGAGATCCTTTCGCTCGCATGCGCTTCATGCGGTCTGGAGCTGGCCATGACTCCGAGGGATTTCACTGCCTTTGCCAACGGCACAAAGCAGCTGCGGCTCTATGACAGCAATGACATCGACAACTGGCGGGACTGTGTTTCATGGGTGGCCCAGACCTGTGGCTGCAATGTGTTCGCCGACCGGAGAGGAAAAATCGTCCTCAGAGCATACGGGCAAACCCCCGTGGATACCATTGATACTGAGCATCGCTTCAATGGCAGCAGATTCGATGATTACGAAACCCGATACACGGGCATGTCGGTTGTCGATGTCTCCGCACAGGAAACAGTTTATTATCATGAAGAGGAAGATGACGGACTGACGTATAACCTCGGCTCCAATCCCTTCCTTCAGCCCATGGAGAACTACGTGGTTGAGGACATGTGCCGGGAGATACTGACCGCATTGGGGCAGATCCGGTATGTACCCTTTACAGTGGACATGATCGGCAATCCCGCCTACGACCTGATGGACGTGTTGCGCTTTCAGGACGGATACGCCGACAGCACGAAGATTTCCTGTATTACGAAGATCATCTTTCGTTATCACGGAAAGTTCTCGGTAACCGGGGTGGGAACCAATCCCGCACTGGCTTCGGCGAAGAGCAAGAGTGATAAGGATATTTCCGGCCTTGTCAATCAGGTAACGTCGATCACCAGCTCGATCAACCGTCTGATATACGATTACAATACAGAGCCGATCACGGTCGGCCAGACGGAGCAGACGTTGGGCATGGTGACCTGCTACATCTCCAAACAGGCGGACGTGGAGGGCCATTTTCTGGTGCACTTTACCGCCAGCGAATCCACTCGCCTGACACTCCGCTTCTATGACCAGAATGTGGAAGAGCTGTACTCGCCGCTGGAAATGGACATTCAGGAAGGCGAGAACAGCATCGGTATACCCCATGCCTATCTCAACCGGAAGGTCGGCATCCATGTGGCCTATGTCACGGCACAGGTGCTTTCGGGCGAGCTGACAGTGGAAACGCGCGGCGTGTTCTTCACGATCAGCGCCGGGAATTTTGCTGAGCCGGTGGACGACATCTCCATGGACGTTCGGGATATCACGATGCGCCAGTTGACCGAATCCAGCGGACCCGACCAGATCTGGATTGTGGGCATCGAGAAGGGCAAAATGCTGGTCAGCCGCAGGGATTACAGGGAGTCATACTCCTCCAATCCTGTATGGACTGGCGTCTACACGGCCGGCGAGGCACTGGATGCCGCCATTGAATTTGACGGCAGGTGGGTGCTGCGCGAGAGCGAGGATGTATTCACCATAGAGACGGAGGATCAGCCATGGTATTTCTGGATCGATCCGGATCACCTGCTGTACGCGCAGCACGGCGAGGATGAGAACAGCCGAATCCTGCTGGATATCGATGTAATCGCTGTGAGCGCCTGTCGGGGCTACAGCTCCAACATCTATCCGGAACAGGATCAGGGGCTTGTCGTGGCCTATATCCGGGATAATCAACCGTTCTACGTCCAGTACGTATACGACATCAACCTGGGTATGAAGCGCTGGCTGACGCCGGAGCTGTTACTGACCGGTGAGCAGGTTACAGATCTTCGCGTTCATCGGTTGAACGATTACCGCCTCGGCTTTGAAATGTCTACGCCGACGAGGAATGTCTGGGCGTACACCTCACGCACCTATGTGGCGCAGTCCGTGCCCAGGGAGACGGTCCGGCTCCATCACCAGGAGAACCTGGCGTTTCTGTATTGTCCTTCTGATACGGATCTGGGCATAGAGTACGAGCTGTTCTATACGGAGGACTTGCTGACGATACAGATTGGCCTCAACCGGGAGCTGCGCTGCTTCGACAGTACCATGCGTGATGTCATCACGTTCAACGAAGACAGCGTTTCGTATTCCGATGTGGATACCATATCCTTCGAGAATATGGGCGGAACGGCGATCATCACCATACGTCTGAAGAATCCCCCAAAGAAGCTGATTACCTACGTGTACATCAACGCAGCGCGGAGCAACGACCTGCAGTGCGTCATTGATGACTGGGGAACCATCGTGTGCCCCAGCGGCGCGCTGATGATCGATACGACGATCTACCGGCGCATGGATTACGCGGAGGAGATCGGGCTGAAGAGCACCGCCGACAATATTGTGTATTCGCCTGTCGGAGAAAAGAAGGCGCTCACGAAGGAAAATATCGGACTGGTTTCACTGAGCTCCGGGCTCATGTATTACGGAGTCGGCTATATTCGTTATGACTATGACGATGAAGAGATTGCCCTGGGCAGTCTGACCACCGGATTCGTATACCAGCAGAGCGGTACTTCGCCGGTATAATGCAGCAATTTCATTCGGGGCCAGGCCTGGATGCGGCTTTGCCTGACTGTGGGAGGGAATTCATGATGAGACAGATCATGGGTATGAAGAATACCTACACCATCTATAAATTCGTCGACGGGAAAAAGGAAGTGCTGGCGCACTTTCACAACCTCATCACGGCGAGGATGCGGCAGCAGCTGGCGGCCAGCAATGGCATGCGTATTCACTCTATCTGGTTTGGAAACGGAAGCCAGGAGCCATCTGAGGCCGATACCGCGCTGACCAGTCCGCTGTGGACGTTCAGCTGGAACTACGGAAACATCATTTCCGTACAGAAGCCGGAGCCGGACACGGACAATTCATGGAACATCCGGTGTACGGCTAAAATAGACGCAACGTCTGAATTCGTGGGAACGGTGTCTGAAATCGGGATATACCTCTGCACAGGCAACCCTGGCCTGGGCATGGGCACGCACGCGCTGATCAAGGACGCGGAAGGCAATCCCATGACCATCACAAAGACCGACACGGAAGTACTGTACGTTGATATCCATATAAAGTACACCTTCACCACCAGCTGCGGCTTTGAATGGACTCCATGGTACTACTACCTGCTGGGGGAAGGCGCCGCGGCGTCGATATGGCCCTATATGCCATCCCTGTGCAGCCCGTTGGTTGCCATGCTCAGAGCGCATCCGGACCTCATGTCTGCCGGGAATCGCATCGGCACAGCGGCAAGGCTTACCAACAGCTACAACGGGACGAACCATGTGCTAACCTGCAGCGGGGGCAGGTTCGGTACGGAGAACCAGACCTCCCAGGAATACATCAACGCGATCAGTGTGATTCCAGGTATGTTCGGAACACCGAGCTATGAATCCAACTGGCCCAGTCTGCCGATTGGCTTTTGGAGGTTTCCCAACGCGGAGATATTCCCGAACAAAAAGCTGACCGGCATGCGCGTTGGTACAGGCGATGGCGCGACGCAGGACTTTACGCCTCCGCTCAATCTCTGGGTCAGGGATACGGATGAGATCTATGTGGACGACGTCCTGCAGGTACGGGATGTGGATTATACCTGCGACAGCAGGAATAATCTCAGTGGATTGTATTCATTGAATCCGAGCATCTTCTGTACGCTGAAGAACGAGATGGTTCGCCTGGATTCTCCTGCGAGCAACAGCGGAATGCACCCGCTGAAGGGAGACCTGAACAAAGTAACCTCGAATGGCAACAACTACGGTCGGATGTATCTGGTCTGGGATAAGGACCACCCGCTGGAATGGGAACTGGAAGAAGACCCACAAATCGGACTGGAAGCGGACTTCTTCCAGATGAACGCGATCAACAACACAGGCTCCAATTACTGGCGCTACGCCATATTCACACTGAGCTATTCTGTGGACGGCGAAACCTGGGTCGACGTGGGCAGCTACAGCGTGACAGCCACCGGGAATACGCCCGTATCGTACCGTTTCGAGTTCCCTGAAACTGTCACGGCAGAATACTGGCGGCTCAGCACGGATGTATCGGGCTGTTCGGACGCGGTGAAGAACGGGCGCTTCTATGCCAACGGTATCAGCTATCTTCACCGGAACGGCTCTCCGATCCACTTCACGACGCCGCCCGCCGACGGGGCTGTGATAACGATGAACGCGGAGATTGACAGGCCGATGAAGAACGCCAACTTCATCATCGACGTGAATCCCACGTTCCAGCTGTGAGGTGTCCCCATGGCGCTTGACATTGAGAAGGTGATTGACCTTACGGCCTATGCGGGCAACCCTGCGCCGAAGGTGGTGAGCCAGCTCTCCATCATTCATGAATCCAGTGATGGAGAGTTGGTTCAGTATTATATCGAAACGGTCAATCACAGCCAAGGCGACAAAAAGACCTATGCCATAGGCGTCTACGACAAAGACACGCGCTCCTATAGCTACAATGACTATGACGAGGTCACTTGGCAGGAGCCGGGACAGCGCATCTGTGGCAACGCCATCGAGCGGCTTGGGGTGAAGGCGTTTCCGACGATGGGCGCGATTGCATTTTACAAACTGCTGCACAGAAAGATCACCCGGATTGTGGTTCCTGTAAACAGGAAAGGGAATGTCGGGAAAGCGCCTGCGCTCGGGGCAGTGGAGAACCCTGACGGGACGGTGACCTTCACGGTGACACCGCCGGAGAAGCAGGAATATGAGTGCTATCGCATCGTCATGCAGTGTGGCATCTACGCGGAAGACTACATCACCTATGAGACTGAGCTGACCGTTCCCCGCCCGCGTGTCACTGGCGAGTATCAGTGCTATGCCGTGGGTTATGGCGAGGAAGGCCAGCTGTATTCCCAGAACAGCAACATGATAACGCTTTCCCTGATCGGGGAAAACGGTATCTCTTTGGGCTTACACAGATCTGCTTCTGAAAACAACGGAATCCTGCAAAGGATTCTCGATCTGGAGCAAAGGGTAGCAACGCTGGAGCATCCGGAAGGAGGATAACCATGGTATCGATTAGGGGAACGACCATCACCGTCACAAAGGGTGATACGCTGGAAGCGATTGTGGATCTGTTTCTCGAGGACGGCAGTCCCTACCTGCCGCAGGAGGGAGACGAAATCCGCTTTGCACTGAAGCAACGCTATGAAGACCGAATGCCGCTGATCTTGAAGCTAATCCCAAACGATACGCTACGCTTCCGCCTGGAATCCGAGGAGACGAAGCGACTTCGTGCAGGCTGGGCTCCGTATGTGTACGACATGCAGATCACGTTTGCGGATGGCAGTGTGGATACATTTATCGACAGGGCGAAGTTCATCGTCACAGACGAAGTGGAGTGATTTGAATGAGCGAAAAGCTCACAGGACGCCTGTCCGGATTTCGCGGATACAGTGCGTATGAGATTGCAGTTCAGAAAGGCTTTGACGGCACTGTCGACGAGTGGCTGGAAAGCTTGAAGGGGGCAAATGGAGAGCGCGGAGCTCAAGGTGAACGTGGAGCTCAAGGCGATCCCGGGCCACAGGGTCCCCCAGGAGAACAAGGGCCAAGAGGATTTCCCGGAATGGACGGCGCAACAGGCCCGAAGGGAGAAACAGGCGCTCAGGGAGAAAAAGGCGATCCAGGACCCCAAGGCGAACGCGGTCCCCAGGGAGAAAAAGGCCAACAAGGCGAAATTGGAGAAGTCGGTCCTCAGGGCATTCAAGGCGAAACTGGCCCAGTAGGTCCAGCAGGCATGGATGGTTACAGCCCTGCGGTAACCATAATCGCTATCATGGGCGGCCATCGTATTACAATTACCGACAAAGAGCATCCTACCGGGCAGAGCGTAGACGTAATGGACGGCGAAGGCTCTGGGGATATGCTATCCTCTGTATATGATCCGGAGGATGCTGTGGCATTTGAAGGTGGGATTCCCGCATTCGTCACCGGTGCAATTTCCGGAGATAGTACAACAGAGAAAACTGCCAACCGAACACCAGTCATTGCAGAAACCTCAACCGACTCGCAGTACCCAACCGCACGGGCAGTTTGGTTGCTATTCAATTCCATTGTGGACGGAAATGAGGTGGGCTACTAATGTCAAATGTGCTTGTTCAGGAATCCAGCCTCAAGGGTATTGCTAACGCAATACGAAGCGTGAATGGGCTATATGAGACTTACACACCGGCGCAAATGCCTGCAGCTATTTCCGACTTACAAAAAACCTTGATCACAAAAGCAATCACCCAGAATGGGGTTTTCCCAGCGGCGGATGACCATGCTGATGGTTATTCACAAGTCGCCGTTGATGTACATCCCGGCATGAAGGTACCGATTGCATTTGATCTCGACACGGGTTATGTCCAGAATGGTGATTGGATAATAGGTGGGCAGACAATTAATTATTCGGACGTTTATTGGGTTCTGGGCGGCAAGACATATATTATCGCACTTGGTCAAACCGTAGGAACTCGGTTCAGAGGTATGTTCTCTATTGAGGATACCTCTCAAGCAACGGATGATATTGATGGGATTCAGATCATGAATAACATAAACCCGCCAGATCATTCGTTCTCGACCTATAAACCGTCATCGGATGGGTATATCACGATCACAAAGGACAACGCTGGGACCGCAAATATCCCGACATTTGTCTTCTGTTTGATGGATATGGTCGACGAGAATTCGTGATCCATCACCAATTTAAACATATCTTTCAACAGATAGCTGCTTCGGCAGCTTAATTTTATGAAGGGGGATTCCATTATGCGTGACTTTTCCATTGACCTGATCTGGACGAAGGTTCAGATTGCCGCCACCGCCATCGGTGGCTGGATCGGCTACTTCCTCGGAGGGAAGGACGGAATGCTGATTGCTCTCGTGGTTTTCATGGCCCTGGATTACATCACCGGCCTCATGTGCGCCATCATGGACAAGAAATTGTCCTCGGCGGTGGGCTTCAAGGGAATCTGCAAAAAGGTTCTCATTTTGATGCTCGTGGGCGTGGCGAATATCCTGGACATCCATGTCGTGGGCCAGGGATCGGCACTGCGCGGGGCCGTGATTGCCTTCTACCTTTCCAACGAGGGATTGAGCCTGTTGGAGAACGCAGCCTACATCGGGCTGCCCATCCCGGATAAACTCCGGGAAATCCTGGAACAGCTGCACAACCGCGATGAAAAGAACGACCATGGCGACGGCGAATGACCGTCGCCTATTTTGACAGGAGGGATTCATTATGTCTGTGAAAATCGGATCGGCCCGGATCGATGAAAACGGAAAGGCCCACGGCGGCGCTGCCGGGGATCAGACCGGCAAGGAGGTTTCCACTCAATCCTGGTATGCCCACACCAAGGGGTGGGTATTGCTTCGCGCCAAGAGCGCCGAGGCGCGGGAAAGGATTGCCCGCTGTATGCAGGCCGCCTGCGACAACAAACATGTCGGTTATGATCAGTACCAGCGCGACACCCTGTACAATGACGCCAAGCAGTACGGATTCGATGTTTCCAAGGTGACGAAGGACGTGGAAACGGATTGCTCCGCCCTCGTGCGCGTCTGCGTGAATTACGCCGGAATCTCTGTCGGCTCCTTCCGCACGACCAACCAGGCCAGCGTCCTCATGGCGACCGGGGCCTTCGAGAAATTCACCGATGATGCCCACACCAAGAAAAGCGCGAATCTCCTGCGCGGCGACATTCTTGTGACGCGCACCCAGGGCCATACCGTGGTCGTGCTTTCGGATGGCTCCAACGCGGCGAAGGAACGCGCGGGCGATCCCGGCACCGATGCCGCCAAGCCCGGCGTCATTGCGAAGGGTGCCGAAGGCGCGGATGTGACCGCCATGCAGAAGGCGCTTGCCACCCTGGGGTATGACCTGGGGCCGTATGGAATCGACGGCGATTTCGGAGAGGATACCGAGGCAGCCCTGCGCGAATTCCAGAAGAAAGCGGGCCTGGATCAGACCGGCATCTATGACGAAAAGACCCGTGAGGCGCTCATGGCCGCGATTAATCCGAAGGCCGGTGCCGATCCCAGCACCGATCCCGCGCCGGAGAATCCCGGCAAGCAGGTCGAAGTGACCGGTCTGAACGTGAATATCCGGAAGGGCAACGGGACGCAGTATGGCCGGATCGTCATTCTGCCCTATGGCACCAAGCTGCCTTACGTCGCCACCGCCGAGAACGGCTGGTTCGCTGTCGTGGTAAACGAGCAAGTGGGCTGGATTTCCGGCAATTTCTCCAAGATAATCTGACTCTAAATTCTCTCGGTTGTATCGAGAAATCGGTACAACCGGCTTTCTTTTTCCCTCAGTTGGTACACGACTACACACAAACTGTTTTATAAGGAGGGCTTATGCCAGCGTTTTCTGTGGATCGTTTTATTTCTTTGCGGCGGGCCGGTATGAGTTACGCACAGATGGAGCAGATTCTCGGTGTATCCCGCAATACGCTCAAGTCTTTTGCCAGGCGTCATCCGGCAGAAGCATCCAAGACAAAATCCGTGTGCTCCTTCTGCGGCTGCAATATGTTCGCGCGAGGGAAGCAGCGCTTTTGCTCCGATACCTGCCGATATGCCTGGAACTACACACACCGGATACTCAATGCACACAACGCCGTTCTTAAGAAGTGCGCTCATTGCGGGAAGTCGTTTTACAGTTATCCGTCCAGTCATAAGGTATATTGCTGCCGGGATTGCTATCTTGCCGGGCGGTACGGGAGGAGAATTTAATCCATGCAAACACGAGCAAAACAACCTTTCCAATATATTGTCGCTATCTCCTTTTTGATGGATATGTTTGAACGCCGTCTCATCGACGAGGCTGATTACTGCGTACTTGAAGCAATCTATGCCGCGAAATTTATGCCTCTTTTTCGATATGAAAAGCCTTGCAAAAACGCGACTCTTCCTATAACACAGACAGGACAGGATGGAGCGCATAGCGATCCGCCATCTTGAATACTATGGCATTTATGCCGGGAAGGATGTGAATATGGCAGCATTTCCAGTTGACCGTTTAGTGGCACTGCGCGAAGAGGGCAAGAGCTTTTCTGAAATAGCGACTATCCTCGATGTATCGCCAAACACTTTGAAATCGTATGCCAGACGTCATAACGAAGCATTAAGCATTATTACCGTGCGACGATGCGCAAATTGCGGGACGGCTCTCCATTCTGCGAGAAAAAGGTTCTGCACAGATAAATGCCGGTATGCCTGGAATTACAAGCATCGTGAACTGCATGAACATAACGCCATAATCAAGGATTGCCCTGTCTGTGGGAAGCAATTCTTCACCTATGCGTCGAGCAATAAGGCTTTCTGCAGCCGGGAATGCTATCTTGTGGGCCGCTATGGCTGGAAACGATGACAATGCTGGGAGGGAAATCTGATGGATCGTACCATCCGCAAAATAGAACCATTATTACAGAAGGTTCCGAAGCGTGATAGGGTAGCCGCATATGCCCGCGTTTCCTTGGATAAAGAGGCAATGCTTCACTCGTTATCCGCGCAGGTGAGTTATTACAGTGCATATATCCAACGCAATCCCGCCTGGATATATGCAGGGGTATACGCGGACAACGCCTGCACAGGTACCAAAGCAAATCGACCTGAGTTTCAGCGCCTGCTGACAGATTGCCGGGCAGGGAAGATCGACAGGATAATTACCAAATCCGTGAGCCGGTTCGCCCGCAATACCATTACACTCCTGGAAGTGACCCGTGAACTGAAAAGCCTCGGAATCGACGTGTTCTTCGAAAAGGAGAATCTACATTCTACCACTGGGGATGGAGAGCTTATGCTTTCCATCCTCGCTTCATTCGCCCAAGAGGAAAGCCGCTCTGCATCGGAGAACTGCAAGTGGCGAATCCGGAATAAATTCAAGGCTGGTATTCCTATTACCACACGAATGAACGGTTATCATATGGATCACGGCAGATTTACCGTTATTCCGGAGGAAGCAGAAACTGTGCGCCTGATCTTCACTCTTCGCCGCCTCGGTTATGGCCGCACTGCGATATGCAAGGAATTGAATGCGCGCGGCATACCGGCGAAGCATGGCGGCGAGTGGACTGTGTCCTGCATCGGTTCGATTCTGAAGAATGAAAAATACGTTGGGGATCTCCTCTTGCAAAAATACTTTCGCGTGGATCATCTGGAAAAGCGGGATAAGCGCAATGAGGGCGAACTTCCGAAATACCTGATTAAGAATAACCACGAGCCCATTGTATCACGCGAAACCTTTGAGATTGTGCAGGCGGATATTCAGAGACGCGCGGCAGCGGTGCCTGAGGGACATGGGCACCATGCTTTCTATCCCTTTACCGGTAAACTGGTATGTGAGCGCTGCGGGAAGCATTTTCGACGGCGGCATAATAACGGTATTATCGCCTGGCAATGCAATACATACATGACCTACGGCAAGGATAAATGCTCGGCAAAGCAAATCCGGGAGGCAATTCTCGAACAAGCCTGTGCGCAGGCGATGGATATAGCCGAATTTGATCCCGCTATGTTCGAGGATCAGATAGAAAGCATCACGATATGTGATAATCGGAAGCTGGTATTCACTTTCCGTGACGGCATGACACGGGAGGTATACTGGCAGGCACCTTCGCGCAAGGATTCATGGACGCCGGAAATGCGGGAGGAAGCATCAAAGAGACAAAGGAGGAAATCTCATGAGTGAAGCGACAGTATCGAAGATCATAACAACGATCCCGGCAACGCTTAACCGATACACGGCAACGCCGATCCGGGCAGAAATCAAGCGGCGCGTGGCGGCATATGCGCGGGTTTCCACAGATGATGAAGAGCAACTGAGCAGCTATGAGAATCAGGTATCGTATTATACGCAATACATCCAAGAGCACGAGGGCTGGGTCTTTGCCGGTATGTTCAGCGACGAAGGCATATCGGGCACCGATACCAAAAACCGGGACGGATTCAACGCTATGATCCGCGCGGCAATGGAAGGAGAGATCGATCTGATCATTACCAAGTCCGTCAGCCGGTTCGCCCGCAACACTGTGGATACCCTTACAACCGTCCGAAAACTGAAGGCAATCGGAGTCGAGGTATATTTCGAGAAGGAGAACATTTTCACGTTGGATTCCAAAGGCGAATTGCTCATAACCATCATGAGCAGCCTTGCACAGGAGGAAAGCCGATCCATCTCGGAAAATGTTACCTGGGGCATGAGAAAGCGTTTTGCGGAGGGCAAGGTATCTCTGCCATATAAGCATTTTCTCGGGTACCGCAAAGGCGCGGATGGATTGCCTGAGATTGTACCCGAAGAAGCTGAAATAATTCGGCTAATCTACCGGCTGTTTATGGAAGGGAAATCGCCTTCATACATTGCAAGATATCTCTCTGTTAGGGACATCCCGTCTCCTGCAGGGAAGGAAATCTGGCGGGCCGAGACGGTAAAGAGCATCCTGACGAACGAAAAGTACAAGGGGGACGCCCTGCTTCAAAAGACATTCCGCATGGATTTCCTGACTAAGAAAAGCAAGATCAATGAGGGCGAAGTGACACAGTATTACGTCGATCACAGCCATCCGGCGATCATCGACCCGGAGATGTTCGATGCAGTGCAAATCGAAATGAAAAACCGATCCAAGCCGGGCCGCCGTAACTATACGCCACATGTGTTTTCCGGAAAGCTGTACTGCGCTGAATGCGGCGGACTATATGGGAGTAATACCTGCCACAATCAGGTTGTATGGCGCTGCAACAATCGGCACAGGAGAAACACGGAGTGCAAATCGCCCGCGCTTCGGAACCCGGCCATCCAGGAAGCCTTCGTTATAGCGATCAATCGGGTGATTGAGAATAAGTATGAGATCATCCAGATATGTCAGGATACCATGGCCCGGCTGTGTGATGTCAGTGATCTTGATGCTGAATTGGCAAGGCTCCAAACCGAAATTGGAATAGTGGCCAGCTTTATGACCGAGTATATCAATACCAATTCACGCGTTGCATTACAGCAAGCGGATTATAATCATCAATTCCGGGAATACGAAACCCGATATAATGCACTCAAGGAAGAGAAGAAGGCCCTGGAGCAGAAGCGAATAGCACAAATCGCAAAGATGAACGGGATCAAACAGTATATTGAATCGCTTCGGTTCCAGCATAAGATCGTTCAGTTCAGTGAAACACTCTTTTATAATACTGTTGATCGGATTTTGGTCAATCCCGATGGGACCATGAGGTTTGAATTTAAAGGAAGCTTGTCAGTAGATATATGAGTGTCAGACCTGTAGATTGACCAATCTATTCCGGCCTTAGGGTAGAACTACTCTCTCGACAACAAGGTGAATGCAACATGTTCGTTAGCTGAAATGAAAGGAGAAAAAGCGTGATTCCTATTTCTGTCAGAGCTGACTTCGAAGATAATGGAACATTGATACCATTACACTACTGTCATGATGGAATATATGTTAGAATTGATCGAATTATATCGGTAAAAACTGATGGGATGACTGTTGTCTTTAGCTGCAGATGTAAAGATACAATTAAGCGAATCCTGTTTTCACAATTTAAGTGGTATCTGGTAGTTACTGAATGATGCTCGCAAGGGCCAATCCTATTTCTTCATGGTTTCATCTCTCCGAAGGCATTGCATCAAGGCAAATGCTATGGTATAGTATATAAGGGGAGGTTTAAATATGAAACTATACATCATACATCTCACTGATATACATATCAAGAATGATAATGATTTGGTTTTGGCAAAGGCAGATGCTTTGGCAAAAGCATGTTGCAATGCTATTCAGGACCAATCTGATGTGCTAATCACTGTTACAGGAGATATGGCGGCAGAAGGCAAACAAGAACAGTATGTCTTGTTTAGTAATTTTGTTGCAAGGCTTTTGACTGCAATAAAAAGCATAGATTACGTCAATTCCGTTCGCGTATTTACCGTCCCAGGTAATCACGATTGTGATTTCTCGCTCGAAACATCTGTTCGTAAAGCAATTATCAAGACTACGAATTACAGAGAGACTAAAAACTTCGAAACTGAAAATGTAAAATACGCTGTGAAAGAAGTACAGTCAAATTGTTTGTCTTGCAAAATCCCGGATGTGATTGGACTTGATATGGACAACTATCTGTATCAATTGACAGATTTTGAAGCCGGTATTGGCCAGGTTACCATTCTTCAGTTAAATACTGCATGGATATCAACCTTACATGAAGAAGCGGCAAAGATGTGTATGCCAATTAATCTGCTTCCAAATCTGTCCATTAACAAACGAGACCTTATTATAGCAATGATGCATCATCCAATGTATTGGTTTCACCCCGATAATAAGGCGGCGTTTGATATGTTTTTGCGTAATTCGGTAGATATCGTACTGTGTGGTCATGAACATATGGCTGACGAGATATCGTATAAGGGAGATGACTGGAACTATCAATATCTAGAAGGGAAAGAGCTTCAGGCGAAACCGGATGAAGATACAAGCGGATTCTCAATTTATACCTTAGATGAAACACTAAGTATAATTGGTATCCAGTCCTTCTCATGGGATAGAGATCAGTATAAACCGATAAAAAGTGTGAGTTTGCCCTTCACACGCAATCACGCTACTTCGCAATTGTCTATTTATCCTAATCTGGATATGCAACAAAAGTTGAATGATCTCGGTGCAATAATCCATCATCCACAGATCGATGAATTGTCGCTTAATGACCTGTTTATATGGCCTGATCTGGAAGAATCCCATATGGATAATGCTGATACTATTCTTTGTATTGAAGGAGAACAATTATATGATCGGTTATTGCAGAACCGTATTTCAGTGATTTTTGGTAATGAAACAAGCGGGAAAACCAGTTTGGCAAAACAGTTGTATTTGCAAGGAATTCGTGACGGTAAGTGTTGTATATTGTGTGATGGATCGTATTTTCGAGCAAGAAAAAGAGAAAGCATTTTGAGGGAGGTTGAATCTCTATTTATTGATCAGTATAACGAGGGACTTGTTGAGAAATATGCTGCTTTAGATAAGAATGAAAGGATAATAATTATCGATGACTATGAACAAATAGTGTATAATAATGAAAAAACCGGTCTGTTCTTCAGATTATTAATGGAATACTTCGGTACCATCATTCTATTTACTGATAGTGATGCTAGTGCTCCATTTATACTATCACAGCTTAACACAGATGATGTGTTACTATATAGGATTAAACCATTTGGCAACCGTAAACGAGGTAAATTGATTAAGAAATGGTATTCTCTTGGAAATAAACGAATACCACTTGAACCGAGAGAAATGGACGTGGTCATTGACAATGCAACTCGTGTCGTGAATGGTCTATTAGGTAGCCTCACGCCAATTGTAATTGCGACTCCAATAGCTGTATTAAGTATTTTACAAACTATAGATGCTACAGGAACAACTGTAATAAAAGGCCAGAGTTTTGCATACGAAAGACTGGTCCAGTTTAGTTTGGATAGATTAGCAAATGGTTCTCAAGCCAAACAAAGCATTTTTGTTTCTATCCTTTCTAATCTCGCGTATCGGATGCTTATTCAAAAGAAATGGTCAATATCATCACAGGAGTTAATCAATGAGATAAGCAATTATAGTGATGATAAATTACTAAGCCTCAATGTAGTTGCAACAGTCGAAAAGATAGTGAGGTCACGGATGTTAGTCCCAATAAGTGATGATAGATATATGTTCCGGTATCCGTATCTGTATTACTATTTTTGTGGATTGTTTATTGCAAAGAACATCCAAAGGAAGGATGTGCATACACATATTGACTATATGGCATCGCGTCTACATGTTGTTGAATATGGAAATATAATGATTTTCATCTGCCATTTTCTAAATGACGAGGAGATACTTCAGAGTATTATTATTAATGCATTATGTACTATGGAGGACGTAAAACCATTTGATTTCGCTAAGCCATATAGCCTATTGGACGAAGTATATGCAGACGTAAAAAAGCAACTTGATGCTTTTACAATTGGTACTGAAAGTGATGTTGATGATGAGCGAAAGAGAGAACAAGAATTTCGCGATAAACAACTGATTGACGATGGTTCTATATCAAACAAGCCTCATGAGAAGATCAATGATGATGATCCTATTGAACTTGGCAATATCGTTAGTGCTCTACGCATAATTGATGTTCTTGGCCAGATCCTTAGGAGTTACCCCGGTGATATTAGCGGTGAGAATAAAAAACTGGCCATTGAGGAAGTCAAAGTATTGTCCATGAAAATTGTTGGAATGATATATGATGGAATTAGTGGTGTAAAGGATGAAATACTTTCTGATTTAGTAAAGAGGTTAAGAGAAAAACATCCGGAGATATCGGATAGTCTATTAGAGAAAAAGATAAAACAGGTGTTCAATGAATTCGTCTTTTCGATAAGTGGATCGATGATACAAAAGGCAAGTATAACTTTAGCTTCCCCTCTTTTGTTACCTGCTGTTTCTATCATCGAAAAATCTGATCCAGAAGATAGGGCTATGGGGTTAATCGCAAAAAATACAGAGATGATTTGTCTTGCAGAACCAGATTACGATGGCATTATATCATACAATAAGGTATTACGTGATAAAAACCTTCTCTATGCACAAGAGACCTTAAGGATGCTTGTTGCTCAACACTTAAGGCATCGACACTGTGGTGAAGAGGCTAGAGATAAACTATGCACTGAGTTCTCCCTCCAAAAGAGTAAGGTGCTTCCTCCTATCCCATTGCCGAAACATCAGTGA